TCACCATAATATCCACACGGACAAGCGTGAAGAGTACAACTTAGGATTGGTTTATATTAAAAATGAACAGGTACCACCATGGAGATCATCAAGATTAAGTGTTCCGGAGACAATCACTTTTATATAGTTAAATTGCACTTTTATATATTAAAATTAAAGGATTTCATTCCCACAATGTGGAATATATTTCCTCGGTGATGCATATGGATTATGATTTAGATAAAAAACCAAGGATTCAGAATAACCTTAAGTACTACCGGGAGAAACTCGGAGTAACTCAGCAAGAAATGGAATGGCGAACAAAGGTTGGAAAAAATCAATGGAGCCACTATGAAACTATTGGACGAGAGCCGAAGGTTCGTCTTGCACAGCGATTTGTTCGTGTCATGAATCAAATCGCAGTCCAAAAAGGTATTAATATTAAATCTATAACCATTGATGATCTATATCCACCAATTGAAGATTAGCCAAGATTGGCTTGACCTTCCAGTATAAGGAAGGTCTTTTTGTTTCGTCCGTATGTCATATCATGAAGTTTACTTCATACTTTTTATTACTCTGTAACACAAACGTTCTACAAAGGAGGTTCATAATGCAAGACATCAAAGATCTACGCGCCAGACTCCGCTTACGTCGAGACAGAGATATCCAGCAAGCTGTAAGAAGGTTGAGGCAAGACAACTTAATAGAGGAAGGAGAGTTGTCCGATTGGGTTCGAGATGGATTCCGTAAAGTTTTGGCTGAAAAGGGGGCGATGGAAACCATTGACGACATTGAAACTGCTATAGAAAGGGGGGAATCATGAGAGAAGTAAGGCCGAATATTATCGATTTGACTGCTTCCCTTATCGTAAAGATTGGGCGTTTAGCGATCAATCATATCGGCGGCGAAAAAGGCTCTCACCCCGGACGAATAATGCTGTGCTGGAAACGTAATGACGTATGTGTTGAGACTAAGGAACTAAAAAAAGACCATGTATCAAAAGAATACCCTTGCCTAGTTAGCAAAGGGTGGAACGGCCATAATCGAGTATTCAAGTACCGCATACCGACCGGGCTAAAGTTCGACAAGCTGATAAAGTCCATTACCGATATTGAATTTGATCTTAAAAGTGAAGTCCTATTCAAACGATTGGAGAACGACCCGAAAGCTCATTTTTCCCTAACCGTGCTATCAGGGCATTTAAAAGATTTAATTGTCTACACAGACGAAGCTAGACAATTAAAAGACAATGGTCTATGGATACCGTTAGGGTGGAGTAGGAGAGGGTTAGAACAACTAGACTTTGCTTCTAATAATTCGCCACATCTCATGATAGGCGGAGGTACAGGAGCCGGTAAATCAATCCTCGCAAGGCTTATCCTCACGTCCCTGCATATCAAATACACCAGAGAGGACGTCAGGCTGTGGCTGTGTGACTTGAAGCATGGTAACGATATATCTATGCTCGGGGATGATCCAGAGTTGGTTGATAAAGTTGTTATTGGCCCTGAAGCAATCGAGGAGGCCATGGATGAATTAGCTGTCATTATCAGAGAAAGGTATGATCTGATTAAAAGACACAAAGGATGCTCGGACATTAAGTCGTTCAACAAGCTCTATCCCGACAAACGCATCCCGCATATTGTCTGCTTTGTCGATGAATTGACTAAACTTGAAGGGAAGGAGTTTAAGGTAGCAAGGGAAAAAATGAGCAAGAACACAGGAGAGGCCAGGGCAGCAGGAGTACATTTTATTATTTCCTGCCATCGCCCTACGGCTAACCTGGTGAGTGGCACGATGAAGAATAATATCCCTGCTGTTGTGGCGTTTAGGTGCAATCCGGTATCGGCCCGGGTGCTACTGGGGGAGGATGAATGGGAAAGCTCTATGATGATAGATAAGGATGTTGAAGGCAGGGCACTCTTCAAATTTAAAGACGAGGTCCTAATTCAAGTGCCCTACATCAATGACGACATGGTGTCTGACATCATGTCAGCTTATGAAAAGCCACAAAAAGCACAAGCCGACACTCTGGCTAAAGTCATCAAGGCACCACGCGAAACAAATATGAACGAGGAGTTAATAAAAAGTAGTAGGAATAGGCAGTTATGCAACCGATTAGCCGAAGAAACCCGCCCACAGCGCGCTAAATTACACTTGGTACAACCACTGGGTGGGAAGGGTATCGCGAAGGAGTGAACGAAGGAGTGAGCGAAGGGTGAACAGGTTTCAAAATCAACTTAAGGGAACTAACTGCGTTGCATTCGGGCAAAGCAGGGATGATCATATCGTCAAGCTAATTCAAACCGGAAAAGCATTTACCAGGCACCAAATCGAACAAATCATAGTACCAAAGCGAAAATCCTCAAAGCGCATAGCTCAACGCTCATTGGCCAGGCTTTGCGCTCAGGAACGAATTAAACAATGGAAGCGCGCTCCACAGTTCCCTTCTATTTATTATGTCCGTAAACCTCGGCAACTTGACCACGTTCTACTCATAAATGAAGTTTACTGCGCCTTGCTTGCTCAAAAAAAGTCTTGGTATGTAATCAAATGGAAGTGGAATTACGCTATCCTTGGCGGTATGGTTGTTGCCGATGCAATGGCCATCATCCATATGGAGCCGGATGGCAGAGACCGGCGTGTTATGTTTGTCGAGGTCGAACGCAATCCCGGAAAGCGATTTGACAAGCCAGAGCAATACCAAAGGGTATATGATGCCGATTGGGTCGATGAGGAATGGGCTGTAATAAAAGGCAATACTGCGATATTCCCTACGATCCTGATCGTGACCGAAGATAAACTTGACGTTAAAAGTAATCTTAATTTCATCGTTGCATCTATCAAACAAGTAAAGAAGGATATCTACGGATTATTAAGGAGGTAACAATGCAGGAAGCAAAAGATTTTATAAATGGATTTCGTGCAGCTTTTGCCGCACACAAAACAATATTTAATGAGGGTGTTTGCTTTGGCTTGGATATAGCTTTGGCAAACATCGAAAAGGAGGAGCAACGTGAGCAAGCTAGAAAAAATAACCACCAAGGTCACTTATGGGATTCTCGACCTTGCAATGAAGCCGATTTACGATCAAATGCGAAAAGAACGGAAGGAAGAAGTACGAAGGTGGAATAAGTCACTGAAGATAGCGGCAGAGGATGCGATGATTGAGGCAATGCAGCCAAGAAGATTTGATGTTCACCAGCCATATGACGCGATTATCCATCAACATCATTTTTGGTGAGATAAAAATTTGTCGCAAAACCATTAATCTTGTCAAGAAGCAGGAAATATTTATGAAATGTTGAAGTTAAGCAATATTCTATAAAACAATGTGAGGAGTGGTTTCATGGTATTAAATCTCAAACACAAAGGGAAAAAAGGCTTGCTATTTATTTTAATGGTCTTAGCTCTAACAATTTTTGCATTAAGCAACGTAAGTGCATCTCCGTCTTCTAATCGAATTGCCGGTTACACGAAATACGACACTTCTTCGGCTATTGCAAAAGCGGGCTGGACGCAATCAGATTATGCTGTCTTGGCATATGGCGAGAATTATCCCGATGCCTTGGCGGCTACCCCTTTGGCAAAGAAATACAATGCCCCAATACTATTGACAGAAAGACTGAACTTAACACCCGTAACAAAGCAAACCCTACAAGATCTCAAGGTTAAAGCTGTATTTATTGTCGGTGGAACTGCGGTAATTTCGCCTACAGTTGAAGCCCAACTTTCAGAAATCGGAATAGGCGTTTCCCGTTACGCGGGCTACGATAAATACGATACCGCTATAGAAATAGCCAAAGGATTAGGCACTGTTCAAGAAATATCCGTTGTTACTGGCGACGACTTCCCGGATGCCTTATCCGTCGGATCTATAGCCGCGATGAATAATTCTCCAATAATTTTAGCCCCACGTGATCAACTTACTGAAAGCATCAAGGGCTATTTAAGCACAGCAAGTATCTTAAAAACCTATATAATAGGGAATACGGACCAAATCAGCGATTCTGTAGCAAACCAGTTCCCTAATGCAGAAAGAATAGCAGGTAGCGAGAAATACGCAAGAAATATAGCTGTTCTTAAGAAGTTTGATGCCAGCTATAATTTTGATAATGTTTTCTTGGCTACCGGAAATGGATTTGCCGATGCTTTAACAGGGGCTGCTTATGCGGCTAGAATCTCTGCCCCTATTGTTTTGGTTGATAAGAATCCGCTTCAAAGCGCAACTCAAGAATACCTTAATGCCAAGTTACCATCTTCTAAGAATCTTAGTGTACTTGGCGGCACGGCGGTTATTCCCAGCTCGTTAGTTGACGTTATTCTTGGGGCTCCGGCAACGATCCCAACGGGTCAAAAACTGAAAGTATCCTATATTGACGTTGGCCAGGCCGATTCTATTCTTATTCAGATCCCTGGCGGCAAGAACGTCCTGATTGACGCCGGAAATAATGAAGATGCTAATACAATTACTTCCTATCTAAAGCAGCAGGGCGTTAGTAAGCTGGACGTTGTGATCGCCACGCACCCCCACGAGGACCATATTGGCGCAATGGATACAGTAATTAACACGTTCGATATAGGTCAAGTCATTATGCCTAAGAAGGACTCCACTACTCAAACCTATAAAGATTTAATTACTGCAATCCAAAACAAAGGTCTGAAAATTACTGAGGCAAAAGCCGGCCTAAATCTTGATCTCGGATCCGAGGTTAACGCTGTATTAGTGGCTCCAAGCTTAACTGCTTATGAGGATGTTAATAATTACAGTGCGGTCCTAAAACTAACTTACGGTAATAGTACCTTCCTATTTGAAAGCGACGCTGAAGAAAAATCCGAATGCGAAATGTGTAGTACCAACTACGATCTAAGGGCTGACGTTCTCAAAGTTGGTCACCACGGCAGTAATTCATCCAGTTCAATGGCATTCCTAGCAAAAGTACAACCCAAGTATGCCGTTATTTCCGTAGGCAAAGATAATTCTTATGGGCACCCCGCCAGCACTACCATAGATAAGCTCGCGAACATTGGGGCAAAGGTTTTCCGCACAGATCAGGCTGGAACTATCGTCATTGAATCCGATGGAACGAACATAACTACTAATGCTATCGCAAGCGAAGTTCAGCCTCGTGCTCCGGACCAGACCGTCTACATCACTAAATCAGGTACAAAATATCACGCCGATGGTTGCAGCTCTTTATCTAAGAGTAAAATCCCCATAAGCTTAACTGATGCAAAATCCAAAGGATACACTCCCTGTAGCCTCTGTAATCCGCCACAATAAGGAGGACTTTATGCGAGGAATAATTGATCGTTTCGAGGGTGATTATGCATTCGTCGAATTCGATGGACGAGAAATAAAGGATATCCCAAGGAGCGATATAGCACCTGGGGCCAAAGAAGGCGATGTCATAGTCTTGGTTGGTGGTAAGTATCGGGTTGACCAAGCGGAAACCCAGCGGAGAAAGGCTGAGATCGCTAAGATGACGGAAAATATGTGGGAATAATTTAAGGCCCCCGGCACAAGCTGGGAGAGGGCTCATTTAATTGACACTGAGTTAATTCTCGGTGTCTTTTTTGTGTTCGAGTAACTCCCCTATCGTAACATCAAGTCAGTTCGACTTCCGGATCCGTGAGAACCCTTCCCTCTCCGATCTTAACCATGCTCACGTGCAATTTTTTGGTTAGCCCCTTATAGACTAAACCATTTTTTAAGGCTAATAAGCAAGTACCCACAAACTGACTACGGATTTTTTCGTTTATTCCGTAACCGTGGAGCAATTCATTAAGGGCATAGGTGCTTTGTATGATTACTAATTTGTCGTTCTTTGTGCCGAAGAACACGTCTATATATTCAAAATGCAAGCTAATTATGCCAAATAATATGCCAAACCTTTGGCAATTAAATCATAGCTACCAATAAATGTAAAAAAACCCCCTCCGAGTAGGAGAGGGCTTTCATCATGGCGGCTGGGATAGCCAGATTAAGTTGTTGTTTGCGTATTTGTATCACTTTCAGAGGGTTTATTGCCAGTAGCGGTAATAATCGGCGGGCTAACATCCGGAACCTGCGCTTCTCCAACTCCCATTATATCTAATTGCGCCTGTTCCGCAGCAATTTGTTTCTGGGCAGCTTTTTCTTTTGTTGGCGACACGATATAATCGTGCGCAGCTCCGGCTATCAAGGCCACAAGGAATGCATTAATAATCGCCAAGCCGATTGTTTCAGGCTTAGCCGTACCCTGGACACAAACTATCCAAAGCATGATGGCCATAGCCACGACAACTGAAAAAGGCCGCACGATCCAATCCCCAAGCATAGACTTAAGGCCATCCTTGAAAAAGCTGACAATAACATAGACGGCTACTACCAGACCGCCCAGGGTTGTGAGATCTGAAAGTGTGAATAAAGATTGAGGAAGAGTAAAAGTATCCATTAATCTATTTCCTCCTTCGTAATGGTTAAATTCGCAAGCGCTTGCGAATTTCCTACAGCGTCTTCGCGTATTCAGCCGCCAGGATGGCCGTATCCTCGGCGTGAAGACCACACTTATTGGTTACATTCGGGTGATCGGTTATCTCAGGACCACCTATCACAACCAAGTGCTTCGCGGCCTTTGCATCCGGATGCAGTGCCGGGTTCGCATTGCGGCAGAACGTGCCGCAATTACCAAGCCTGGCTGCCACTAATTCAGCGCTGGAAAAGTCTTTTAAGGTCCAATAAGCTACTGCCTCTTTCATTGCTCCTTCTTCTCCCTTCAAATCCTGAAACAACCTATCCCATGGAAAACCCGACCCCGGGCAATTGGCCTTATTGACCGAGTCAATTCGATAATGGCCGATGATGTTATCTTGAGTCACAGGTATCCCCAACGTCTCGATCAACCACCGATGCAGTGCCAGTGTGGCCTGGTATTGAGCTTCAGGCATAACATCGCCGGAGTAACCTTCATGTTCGATGCTGACCGTGCAATAATTCGGGTTAACTCCGTTCTGAAGCAGTAGCCAGTCCGGTTTACTCACACCCCCATTCGCCCATGCAGGATATGAGAGATCCACGTACTGGTGGATCTCTCCGTTCTTCCCTACCCCAAAGTGTGAACTAACTTGGCTTGCAGGATTGGCAAACCAGGAGTCTGTGCCTGCTAGTGTGCCGCTCATAATGTGGTTAACGATTGCTATGGTTTTTTGCTTTTTATATGCCGCACTATGGTTTGGCGATGGTACCCATTTTATGTTTGGCTTTTCGCTCACTTCGATTCCCCTTTCGCCTGCAGCTGCTCAAGCACCTTTGCAATACCAGGCGGCAGCGGCACCCCGAGAATCCCCAGGTTCTCCGTTACTGATATGCCCTCTCGCGCTACGTAAAAGTAAATGGCTAATGTCCGTAGAACAGGATCGGGCGTGTTCAGCATCCTATCAAATAACACCGCCAAGGCCACGACAGCAAAGATGATGATCTTTCGTATGCCGCCCCAGTACATGATCTCACTGTTTACTTTTTTGAGCTTGACCGCCCCGAGGAGCCCTGTAATATAGTCGAGCACCACCAGTACAATAAGCACGTTCAGCGCGGCGTCCCAGCCGCCGAGCCACGCGCTCAAGGTTGTTCCGATTGTGGCAATCAGGGAGTTAAATCCAAATTCTTTTAAATTCATTATTCGCACCTCTCTTTCTTCGCATTAGAAAAGGAACCGCATTTCACGGTTCCTTCTTTGGTGCGTTCGCACCCCTGCCCAATTGGGTATGCCCAATTGGGCTAGAGCAGCCTGGGCAAGGCATTTGTCACGAGATAGCTACTCTCGTCAAGCTCTAGCATTTTTGCCCAATTGCGTATTAGCTGTCTTTAGCGAAGTTAAATTTCCCCTCCAATAATTTCTTCTTTAATCGCCTCTACATAACCGCTCACATAAGCCATATACCCCTCATCAGGCTTCAACAAAGCAAACTTACCCGCCTCAACATATACCTTTTCAGTTTGCTCCTCCCCCAAGGGTAAACTATACGCTCCCTCAGTAGTTCCCCTAATCTCTGCCCATTGGGTTGTGACATTACCTGCCAATCTCATATTCATACTTATAATGGCATTAGCAATATAAGCGTCATTGAATGTGTTAAATATTAAATACAATGTCATCCCTCCTTTATGCTGTAAATCCAAACCTCTTAAACGCCCACTGTGTAAGCCTGTGAACGGTGTTAGGTGTCCATAACTCATCGTCCATAATAAATGCTTTAGTATTGCCGTTTAATGCCCTATCTCCTGCTGAACGATTGCCAATATAGAGGTCTTGTGCTGCATCTGTAGCAGGAGCACCGCTGGAGGCATTGTCTGTTTTGGTTAGTGCTTGCGGTATGCCATTGATGTAAAGGGTGGGATTATTAGCATTAGACGAATTATCGTAAACCAAAATAATAACATAATTTTTATTAAAAACTAATGTAGAGGGAGAGTTCCAATATATATCTCCTGTAGCAAAAAATTGCCTATAATACATGCACATGGCTGAACCCTGAATATAAAAATATCGTCCTAATGAAACTGGTGCACCATTACTTTTATCAAAAATACGACCAGCAGTTCCTCCACCACTCCCATTAAACTTCCCAACCCACATCACACTCAAATTAGTAATATCATTTATCACAGGCGTTTGCGTTACAACTAACCCATCATTCGTTTCATCGAATTTGTACCCATCAAGCAGATTGCCTGACATAACTATCATGGGTTGATTTGCCGCTGTGGTTTGGACTGCTTGTAAAGCGTTGCCACTTTGGTCATACACAACACTCCCATATGCGTTGGCGTTGGAGTAGAAGGGGATGTTTGCATCTGCCCAAGTTTTAAGTTGTGCATCTGTCATTGTGGCTACTTGGGAGGGGTATTTGTCTGTTAAATTTTCCGCTATAACTTGTTGAACTTCTATTACTTTTCCGTTAGCTGTTACCTCATTTGCATAAGTTGCCCTAATGTGAGCCAAAAGATTGCCTGTAATAGTTGCACCCAGCGTAACAACCCCACTGATTGTATATTGCGTACCATTTGCGGGCGTAGCCTGTTCTGCAACAGTTACCATAGTGGTGCCACTCGTAGAACCACAAAAGTATATACCTATTTTTTGGCACACATCATCTAATATCTTTATTTTTACTCTAACATACGCCTTATTTATACTTACTATAGCGGTTGTACTGTTAGATGCTGTTGTGCCACCGTACCCGACCACATTACCTAGCGTACACGTTAATATATTATTAGTAGCAGACAGTGTCGAATTTGATGCTGCCCACCATGTAGTCCCGCTCGCAAAATCCCCATTACTTACAGCATTATTCGGATTATACCCACTCGTCCCAACCAAACTACCCCACTGTGCTCCACTAAGTTTGCCATTCTGGTCTGAATTTACATCACTCTCAGCAGAGGCAACACTCTCCCTCATCCTCGCTAATGCCCCTGTATAGCTTTTGCTTAAACGCGTAGTACCTAACGCAAGTACAGCGTTTGGAATAATATCTAAGGGGTATAGAGGTTTGTTTAAAATTATCCTTCTTATTGTAGGGTTCATTTTTTCACCACCTACGCTGACACTATGTTAAGATTAATTGTTAAAATTTTGCCCGTTATCGTTGTCTCTGCACCAGTACAAACGAGTTTTCCGTATAGTTTTGTATCTGCTGCTGCAAGGGTAAAGCTCTTGTTGTGACCAACATCCTCTGCCTCGCAATTACTACCTCTGTCTACTAAAGTACTGATAATAATTTTGCCCACATAGCCTGTTAAACTGTCAAGGTCAAAGGCTGCATTTGTGGCTTGTGCAGTTGGGCTAACATTGAACAGATACAATGTATATCCAGCACCACCTGCAAAAACGGCATTTTGGTCAAGTGTAACAAGGGAGTCAAGGATTATGCCTCCTGTTCCTGCTGCAAGTCCTGTCTCAAACTGCAATATCTCTCCTGCGTCTGTACTGACTACATCATTTGCTGAATGTGCTGCACCTGTTGTTATCGTTATGGTGTCACTTGCTGTTGTCAGAGTTCCATTTGCTGAGGTATTAAGTGTCCCTCCTAATGCAGTTACTATATCTGATAATGCTTTACTACCCGCCATTGTTGTAATAGCAGTTACAATATCGGATAGGGTTTTATTACCCGCGCCCTCTAATCCGGCGATTGTTGTATTCAGATCATCTAAAGTTTTTGAATTAGCTATTGCCACTAGTTCTGTATAGATAGATTTAAGCCTGTCTAATCCCGTGTTAGGAGTAGGCGATTCTTGTACCTCTCCAAATAGAGCGGCTAAATCGGTTAGTGTAGTAGAGGTTAATCCGGTTTTAACTATTGCATCCCTTAACGCAGACAATGCAATATCTAGGTTGACATTTACAACTACATTTTCTCCTTCTGTTTGACTAATCGAAACTGGTTGACTTCCCGTTCCATTCCCTTGCATTTGCTTCAATAATCCCTTTAGCAAAGATAATCCTGAACCTTCTTCAGCTGGATCGGTTACTGCAACGGCATTTAATGCGCCCAATAATGTAATCAAATTATCCTGCTTGGTTTCGGTAGCCGGAGCTGCGATTAGTTTAGCTAAAATAGCTGCTAAGGTCGTTTGAGTAGCAAAGTCTTTAGCTATTAAAGTATCCTGTTTAGCTTCAGTAGCGGGAGCTGCGATCAGCTTAGCGAGTACAGATGCTAGTGTTGTTTGGGTAGCAAAATCTTTTCCAGCAATACTATCTAATACAGTATCGATGATGTCAATCTTGGCTTCTAAGGATGTTTGCTTAGCCTCCGTGGCGGCACCGGTAGGAAGTGCACTAGATGCTACATCAACCTTACCAATAAGATTATTACCCGTAGCCAGCACAATTCCTGTTAAAAGTTCTTTAAGTCTTGCTAACAACGTATATTGTGTAGGACTCTCAGCAACAGTACCTATAAGCGTTTTTAAATCACCGAGCAACGTTTCCAATCCATCTGTACTTAAATTAATCGTATCTGCTGTAATATCGATCTCACCCGTCTTTTCCAAAAGTGCAAGCAACGTTGCTAAGATGCCCTTAAGGGCACCTATAATATTTGCCTCCTCCTTCGGATCAATAACTGCCTCATCAGATACTTGACCTAGCGCTTCACCCATTATTGGGACTGGGTTATCCCTTGATATTTTCTCGAGCTCGTTATTCTCGTTGGCAATCTGTGGTGTAACTGTGCTCATTTAAAATAACACTCCCTTCTATTAAAAATAACGCCCTATGGCGTTTTTGATTTTAATTTATAAATTTCATCCTGGAGCTTAATAACTGTAGTCTCAAGACTATCCAGTCTTTTTAGTAGATCACCTTTCTCCTGTGATCCTGTTTCTACAGCAGATTTTAAAGTAATAACCTTTTTACTCACCTATCTCCACCCCCAGGCTATACCGTTAAGTTGAGCAATTTCAGACGTACCATCAAAGGCGACCTTAACTACTACTGATGACCCGTTTGGCTGCGCGGATATATCAGTTAAATCATCCAAGGTACATTCCGTAAAGGTTGTTCCTCCATCCCTGCTAATATAAAAGGTTAATGCTCCCGTAGCCTCCTTGTCCGCGGTAATCCATGCCGACACTGGCACGGAAGAAGCTGTATCAGATTGCCATATTGCATTCGCGGTTGTAGGAGTGATATGCCTAAATTCTACTCTTGCCGCCCATGGCCCCGATGGCGTATCATTATTTGCCATTAGCCTGAAATATCTAGCCTCAACAGGTGATGCTACTGTACGTATATTGGGATTATCGGGACTTCCATAATAGGTTAAACTACTAAATGTTTCTACATCAGCCCATGTTGAACCATCATCGCTCTTCTGAAACTTAACTGATGTTATGGCATATTCGTAAAGGTCTTGATAAAGAGATATTTGATTAATTTTCCTTGGAGCACCAAAATCACAACCAATCCACGCAACTCCACTGACCTCCGCACCCGTTTGAGATGATTGCCAAAGCGAACTCGCTCCAAAAGCATCTGCCGCAGTTTTCCCGCTGTAGTTCCCACCACTTAAAGCTGTTATTCCTGCCGCAGTCAAATTAATCGTGCCTGTTCTGAGTGCTTTTAAAACAGGGTCAAAACAGCTCGTTATATTTTCCGTAGAATTTGTTGTATCCAAAGCGTCCGGATCAGTCAAAACATCAATCGCCATTTGCGTTAGTTCGTTTTTCGATGCTCCCGTGTGGGCATCTATTTTAAAATTTGTTTTCGCTAGGTCTACCGCTAGACTAGTTATAACGGGGTCTATTGCTATGATGTAATCATCTAAATCCTTTATGCCATCTTCGATGTGATCCATTCTCGTCTTTGATATTGGACTCACGTCATCTGTCCAGGTTTGCTTCTCATAGGCCATGTTACTGTGTCACCTCCACTTCCCACACCACAGTCAGGCTATTGGTGTCATCTTTCTCAATGGTAACCGCCTGTTCAGTCAGCTCCGTTCCCGTTCCGAGTGTTGCGGTTGCACCATTACCATAGAGAGACAATCCGACGATGCTTCCGTTTCCCTCATTTTCATCGAGCCAAAAGGTGTATTTTTTCTTAGTCGCGGTAACAACTTCTATATCTGTAGGAACTTTGCGAAATATCTCCCCAGTTAAATCCTGCACACTTATGACATCAATATTGTCGATGGATGCCGCTATTGTCGCCACCAGTACCAGCGCATCAGCAGCCTCGGTCACACTCATAGTATCAGCTCCTCACTGCAAACCACTTGACCACAAATATGATACTGATGCAGAGACCAAATCAGGCCGTTGTCAACGAACGTCAGATTCTCAAATGGATCTATAAAATAAACGTACTTTTCAACCGGACCTTCGTCATCATTGTAGATTGCTTTTTCCAGCTTTACTAAGCGATTATTCAGGTCTTTAAGTATATTCGCTGCATCCCTCTCGGGACTTTCCAGTTGCAAGGCGCGGTTGACCAATCCTGCTACCCTTACAGACTCATAGCTAACCTCTTTTATTTGCATCAATTCATCCATACTCAGAGAATCAATCTCTATTTTAATAAGCTCCCCAGGCTTGTATAGTCCATCCGTTGGCGCAATACTACCGGTCATAACAGGACGTGAGTATTTTGCAAGGTGCCTTAATCCCAGCTCTTTTGCAAGCGTTTTATCGTCCGTTTCAACCTTTAGGATGTCCTCAAAAAGTCCATACTCTGCCTGCGATTCTAAATCTTCCAGGAGGATTTTAATTGGATATCCGTAGCTATAGGCAATGGTACCGGTGCCAGTTGTGCAAAGATCCGGAATAAGAAGCTTCTCAGCTACATTCAAAAGAAAATCCTTTGTGCCTCCCTTATCTATGGACTGAATGCCAACTGTTTTTACTAGTCCGCCTATCGTTACAACTACGTCTGCTCCAGATGTAGCTTTTGGAGTGTAAAAAAGAGGAATTGGATCCGCGCCGACGATGATGTTTTGGGTATACGGTTCAGAGGTTGCCTTGCCGCCTTTTACCCACAGCTTGTTAACCAGCTTTGATGCATCTGGAGTGAAGTTGGCCGTGCCCCGCTTATAATTTTGCTCTGTCTGGCTAAGTGTATTTGAGTTTACAATTGATCCGTACTCGATAAAACTAGCCTGCAGTAGATAATCCGTCGTAGCATCAATAAACCAGTCATAACCAGATATTCTACATAATTGCTCCATGGCATCCCAAAGATATATATCGCTGAACCTTATTGTTATTTTTTTAGCGCAGCTCATCACGTTGGTTACGTCAACCCAGGATAAATACTTTGTGAAAAGGTCGGTGACAATATCAGTGATCTCCTCATCAATATAGCTCTCGGTTACAATAATTTTCTGGGTCTTTGCCGTATACGTTACACCCTCTAGGCATACTGTTCTTACTTTTCCATCCAGCAATTTAGCTGGTCGAACGACCCATCCTCTAAAAACATTATCATCCTGCACAATTTGAACGTCAGAGCCTACCGGAAAAGCGTCAATAAGTGAACTGTCAATATGCGGCAAGGCCAGGGAAAAGGCTCCTGCCTTATCCGTCGCAGACAGGATTACTTTACAGGTATCATAGTATGTTATTTTTTGTTGCGTTTCTCCAGGGGGAGTGATTTTAATTTCTGTTGTCATTTACCATGCTCCTCCTGTACCCAGACCATACTCTCGACCTATTTTACGGCTTATTATACTTGCCAGCTCATCCATTCCATTGCTTCCAACAACAATACCTTCATTGACAATTGTAATATTTGAAACAGCCGCCCCTAAAACTGCCGGATTCTCTATATTAGCCCTGTTTGCAATCGACTCAGCCAGTTCTTTAACTAATGCCTTGCTGGCATCATGGTTATAAATTCTCGTGCCTGTCGGCAAATCATATAACTCATAACCCCTCTCGTGCAGGTAGGTTAAACCTCCTCTGAATGAGGGTGTTCCTGCGGCATTTTGATCCTCATCCTCAACTCCCCCTGCATCAGCATTTGATACTACCGTTGTTATTCGTCTAATAATGGGATTTTGAGTGAACCATTCTACAAGCTTAGTCCAACCATTTTTTATACTGCCATCCGCATCGCTTACTTGATCTAATATACCCTTATGAGTCTCTTCAAGTTTACCAACAACTCCTGCTCGAAGTTCCTCGGCCTTAGTTATACTTTCAGTCTTTTGTCGCTCAGCATCTGCAATCATTTTTTCCGCCTGATCCGCAGTAATAATTTTCGATTCATCACGCATCCGGATAATGTTACGAACTGTCTCATCATATTGTTGGTTAGCCGCGGCCACCGCCTGATCCCTTTGAGTATTAGCATTCTTAATAACTTCAGATGCCTGCTCCGCAGTAATTCTATTACCATACGCTTTCATTTTTTCTAGAATCGCTGCTGATTCAACCTCCTGCTCAGATAGCGCTTTTACAGCATTTAATTTCATCTGTTCTTGGATGGTATTAATTTCTTGCTGCTCCTCCAAGGTTAAAGTTCGATTATTTGCGCTTGCGGTTGTCAAAATTTCCTGAATGCGTTTAACATGCGCATCCATTTCAGTCTTCTTCGTCGCATTGTCAGCTTGAAGCTTTGATAGGGCAGTTGCTTCTTCTTCATCTGTTAATGCGTTAGAGCTAGCAAAAAAGGCCTGTAAATCCGCAAGTTGCTGCTGGTGGTGAGTATCCATTCCAGCCTTAATTTGGGTGGCCATAGAAGCATATTTTGATACCATATCAGTAGTAATTTGTGCCGTTATAGTTGTGCTATTAGTATACAAATTAGTAAGTGATTTTTGCGCATCTGTATCAAGTGTTAAATACCCTTCTACTGCCTTCTTCGTCCCTTCGCTAACACTATCACCGAAAAGATTCACAGCGGGGATCACATCTTGTGACATTTTTTTGTGAATTGCATAGCCTGTTCCTACTATTGCTGCACTTGCTAATAACCAAGGGCCTGCTGCAATCGCTGTTGCACCCAATGACGTTCCTAAGCCTGCTAACCCGCCTACTCCTGTTGCTGTAGTAGTTGCAGTTGTTATACCCTGAGTTGCAACAGAGGCTGCTATAGAAGCACCTCTAAACTTACCAAGCATAGTTATGACTTTACTTGCTCCACCGGCTACGGCCCCTAAGCCTGCCGTAGCTGGACCTGATACTAAAACAAGTGCTGCGATGCCCAAGGCAGCTTTTTGACCTGCCGGACCTAAATCGGTAAACCACTTTGTAACTGATTTAGCAGCAGGAATAACGTCGTCATTGATTATGCTTACGATTGGCCTAAGTGCGGGTTCAACAGATGATGTCAACTCCCTAACCGACTGCTTCATTGCCATAGCAGGGTTATTTTCTTCAAGGGATTTCATAGCTTTTTCCGTAGATCCTTGGAAACCCTCTACACCTTTTGCACCTTCGGCCATAGCTACAACTACCTTAGATTCAAGGTCCTCCCACTGTGTTCCAAAAAGCGCTACACCGGCGACATTCCTTTTCACGGGGTCTTCCATGGCTGCTAAAGCGGCGAGTGTAGCCGTAAAAGCTTGTTGACCTTTCTCACCGCCCTCCGCAATAGCTGCACCCATTTGCTTAGCATTTAGTCCGATAGCGGCAAATCCATCGACTGTCGTCTTACTGCCATCTTTTGCTCGGATATTGAATTCTTTGACAGCATCGCCGACTTTATCGAGATTCCAGGCACCTTCTTTAGCCCCGGCGATGAGGATACCTAACATTTGATCGGCTGACATTCCCATGGTTGAAAACTGAGGTGAATACTCCCTAAGGGTGTCTAAAAGCTCACCCGAGTAATCCCCGCCTTGCTGGAATCCCGTTGTTATAAGGTCGAACGAATCTTGTGCGGATATCTTAAAATTTTTCATCAAGACTCCTGCAGCTGCAGTCGATTCACCAACATCTGCTTGGAATACCCGCGAGAGCATCATTGCCCCCTTGGAAACCTGTTCTAATTCCTTATCGGCTAGCTCACCCATATTATGTCGAACCTGAGAAACCGCCTCTGTTGCTTCAGTAATACTCTCGCCAAATCCCGATGACCAAGTTGTTTTAGCCACTGTCCCGAGGTTTGCTGCCTCATCCGCAGTAAGGCCTAATTGAGCCCTAAGCTGTGATGTTGCGCTCATGCTTTCTAACGTCTGTGAAACAATATAGCCTTTGGCTGCTGCTAAAGGAGCAGATAAGGCCAGTGACATGGCTGCTCCTGCTTTTTTCATTTTGCCGCCAAAGCCATTTAGCTGTTGTTCAGCATTACTTAAGCCTGCACCGACTCCGGACACATCCATAACCATTCTGGATATTACATCACCAGCGTTCATGCCACCTAGCCTCCTTTCCTTACAACCTTAAACCTGGATAAGTCATTTGCAGTGAGTGTTTTAAAAGCTCCTAAAGGCCCTGAGTCCTCAGTCCACTCATTGCCAGGATTAGATTTCACCGTTGACCCTAACCTAACAATTAGAGCGCAGTTTGAATTCATGCTTAAGCCTGATAGCAAAACTGAAAACCGTCGCCAACTCATGCTCGGTAAAGCTTCCATCAGGTCAATTCCATATTCCCTTTGAAAATCCGCTTCGATAGCCGCCCAGTTTTCTATTATATCTAATCCTTTTCCACCATCTGGACGGCTCTCGCGTTTCCCGTGTATTCATCCATGGCCCATTGTACTAACTCAATCATTTGGTTAGTTGACAATCCTTTTTTAGCCCACTCTTCAAGCTTCTCTTTCGTGAAAATAGTAATTGCCATTTCAATATACACAATATTTGGAAGCACGTTATTTCCATATTCTTTTTGAGCCCGCATAAGCTGTAAAACAATTGATGCAGGCATTTCAGGACTTAATTTTTCATCTTTACCAAAAACCTTAAAATCAATAGGCTTATGTTCTTTCTCGCCCCAAAACTGATCAAAATCCTTCATTAATTTTCAACCACCTAACTAAAAGTATATAGGGTGGTTTTTAGGCCACCCTCATGCTATGACGCTGTCTTGAAGTTAACCACAGTTGGCGCAGCAAGGATATTGCCGGCAACGTCTCTAACGCCTGTAATGATCCAGATATAATCCGTCGCAGCTGATAGGTCACTGGTCGGATTGAATGTTACTACTGTATCATTTGTACCTAATGATAGTGAACCAGCAACTATTGTGCCGTCCGAAGCTTTCAAGAGAACGAAGTTCTTAGCGGTTACGCTACCAGCTTGAATTGCTTCACTGAAGGTACAGGTGAGATTTGCAGACACAACAGCCGCCTCCTCTGCATCGGCCGGAACCGTTGCTGTAATTGTAGGCGCAGTAGTATCTTCCGATGTTGCTATTGTAGTAGCCGTCTCATTGAGTTCAATAGTCGGCTGATCCTCAATAAATACATCCACTGTGATATTAGCATACTCGTTATACTTTAAGGCGATTGGATAACTTCCAGCCTTTATCTTACACCCCGTAAGAGTTACCAGAACATCACCAAGGCCACTATCAACCTTTGTTGCCTGACCTGCGAGCTTAAATTTATTCAGGGCTGTACTAACAGCCGGGAAAGTATAGGTCTGCTTCTGGTTAGGCGTTTCACCGGAACTCTCAAGAGTGCCACCAAACATTGTTTCCAGCACTGATAATGGAATTTTGTTAAACGCTAATTTTCCCTCGTAATTTTTTACAAATGAAAAAATGCTAACTAGATCATCACCCTCAAGCTCCTTTGACTCTATCACAGGGCCAAACTCGAGTTGTACTACCTTTGGGATGTCTATGCCTGTTGTATCGTAGGACGAACCTGTCCATCCATATATCTTTGAATCGGCTAATCCTAAGGCAGCGGATTCAACTGCTAATGTCATTTATAACACTTCCTTTCAAATCTTAATCCACGCTTATAACAACCTCTAAGTTGAACACAAATAATGTCCGTCCATTCTCATCGGTTCTCAACTTAAAAGGAGACTGGAGGGCTCTAAACCAGCCCTTCCTGTCTCCTGCTGTAATTGCCCTGTCATCCGGATTGTTCAACAGATTGTATATTTCCCAGATATTACTCCTGCAACTTTCATAACTACCATTTCGAACCAGGACCTGGATTCTTCGTGATAGGTCGTCCATTATGCCGGATGGCTCACCTGCGTATTCTGAAATTACTATAATGTTGTCAGGAGAACTCGGCCGGGCATCAAGGAATACATCGGTGCCCAAGGCGGTTGCTTTCCCCTTAGTAATTAAATATGTCGCTATATCCTCTGTCAGATTGGCCATTGAATCACCCCCATCACAGACCCAAGTCGTTCCTAATTCTCCTGGCTAAGTTATTTGCTAACTGAGGCTTTACCTCATTAACCGGCTTTTCGAGGAACTTAGCCTCGCCCACCGGATGATTTGCGTTAAGGTTCTCATGCACGTATATGGCGTACTCCTGCGCAGCTCCGCCATATCCCATTTCGACCGATACCTTGTCGGCGGTGGTTTCAGGCGGCTTAACATATCCACTATCACGAAGAGTTCCTGTGTCTACCGGACACATTTCTTTGCTCTTGCCCATAACTAATTCCGCTTCCTGGTATAAAGCTCTAGCCGCTGCTTGCTTAAACTGCCCCGGCGCTTGCCGAAAAAAGCGTTTAAGTTCAGGAGAAAATTCAATTGAGACATCTCTGGCCAATGGATCACCCCTTACGTGTAAACAACAACATGATGGATATTCCCAGTCTCATCCGGATTTTTCTCTATACTCAGTATGATTGGCTTTGTTCCGTCAGGAAGAGTTATTTCATCAAGCGAACCTACGCTTACGGTACCGTCAAGGATTACTTGGGCTTTGCTAACCACTTCTTTGCCCTGAGAATCCTTAACAAGAACATTGTTGTACTCAACCCGAGCAGGATAGGATGTTGGAGTTCCTGGTACCTGTTCGTCGTATTTATTGGTAGTTGTGCCAGCAATGCTAACTGTCTGTTTTAGAAGTGCTAAGAGTTCCTGCTCCATTCTCCATCATCCCCCTAAAGAAAGTAGGCTGCACAGATGATGTATCTGCTGCAGCCGTTTCTTTTTCGCTAATCGAGAGCCCCCCGGCATAAGGAACGACTAAGGCGCTTCCCTCTTGCTCCAAGCTTTGGGCAATCTTTTCAAATGCAGTCGCTCTGTCTGACATGGTTATAGATAGCTTGCCAACTGTTTTGCTTGTGGCCTTTCGAGCAAATTGAGCCGCTAAGGACCTACAAATTGCTATGGCAGCAGGGATTACACCGCCTTTTTCTGCAAGGGCATAGGCGATTTCCTCGTCTGTCACTAATTGCTCTGTAGTATCCGTATCTCCAGTGCGGAACCTAACCGCGTCTTTTTCGCTGTTCGCAGGATCTCCGCTGTAGGTCCATGTCATTATCGTCCGCCTCCTCTTCAGGAGCGTTCTCGTCTGCGCATAATTCAGCGCCATTTTTGCTACTGTTCTCTGGCTCATTGCTAATAGAATGACCCTCAAGCTTATTATGATAAGTTAACGTTTCCTTATTAGCAAAACACCTTCCGCAAACATCACAGGTCACTTGCTCACTGTGATAGTCTTTGATGTACCTTAGCGTTTGTAGCTTGGAGGCGTGTTTCCACGCCTTCGTATCTACAATCTCACCTCGAAGAAGGTTAATGCCATTTGATTGGAGAGGCCTTAATACTATGCTTGACATAGGTCAAAAACTCCTCTCATACCTTTAGGCAATTGCCTGATCGAAGTATGCCCCGCAATCAGAAGCAACGAGTTTCGGGTCTATTCCAATTTCGCCTTCGACTCTGTCAGCCTTTAATTGACGCATCGGGAACTTATCAATAGCAATTCCCTCATTGCTGGTCAGGTTATTAGCGATATATTTCCAGGCGAAGATGTATCCAGCACTAGGAGCCAAGAGGCTTGGAGCCGGTGCTGAGTAAGTCAGTAGGGCAACTTTTCCATGGATAAAGCTGTATGCCTCGGTTGCGCCTTCAGCATTCGTCGCATAAATCGCGCTGCCAACAACTATTCTGTCAACTTCGAGGACCTTCGCTATCAAATCAGCTGTAATAACACCGGATTGCGTGTATTTGTAGCGGTCCAGAATATCCGGGTGATTCTTAAGAGTCTCAAATACCTCTTCCCCCAGCAGGAGGGTATTAGGCTTAAATCCTGTAGTACCCTTAATGTGCATACGAGCATTCTTTACGTCTGTTATCGGATCACTGTTCGTATAATCGCTCCACTGAATAAATTGCCCGGTAGAGGGATTTGAAGCAACCCCCGTGTAGTCTTTTCCCCACACGCCCGTCTTTACATAGTTGTCAGCAAACAACCGTTCGCGGCGAATCAAAAGGCGCTGGGTAACAAACGTTGTTGCATCACGGTCCATGTCAAGAACCTTATCGGCATTAGCACGTATTGCCCAAGGCACATCTTTATGAAAAGCCCATGTCTCACAATTATAGGTGGCCGTTGAAAGACCATATCCGCTGCCGGCAGACTCAGTGCCCGGGGCTCTCCTCTTTGCCTCATCTCGCATCCAGTCGTTTTTGTTATATTTGTAATACGAATCTGCCTGTTTGTCCACGGGCACCACCGGGAAAACTCTGCCCGCAATAAAGTCCTGGGCATTTTGGATATATGCAATTGAGATATTGGTTAAAGGTACATTTGCATGAACTTGAGTAAGTGTCGGTTGTGGCACGTTTATCACTCCTTTTAAATTAATCATCAAATTTAAAGGCGCAACATAAAGCTATTGCGCCTGATCTAACCACAAGAATAAAGACTGCCTACTCATAATACTACTGGATAGTAATAAGCAAGACACCTTCACCCTCAGCGAAGGCGGTAGTACTAGAGGCCTCAACGCTAATCGTATCTGTGCCAGTAAAGGCGTTATTTGCAGTAACGGCAGAACCAGCTATGACAGCTCCGAGAGGGGTACAGTTAGCGGATGTCAATGCTACAACCCCACCCGTAACATTAGTTGTACCGATCTCAAGGTTAAGAGTAGCTGCCTTGTCAGCGGTAGTAACAGGATCAGTTACGGCAAAAGCTACTTTCTTAATGCTGCCGGCAATGCCCGGAGTAAACGCAGTCAGAATATCACCATCAGCAACTTTGGAAAGTTTAATTGGAATGGCAAGAACGAATCCCGAGTTAGCACCGGACGAAGTTCTTGTTACGAGCAATACACTGTGAATTTCATCAGCAGAGCCAGATTCTAAGGCCACAGCTATTACTGCATTAGTACTGGTAGTTGGGATAAGCTTTCCGCTTGCGTCTGAGGACAGGTTATTGCCGGCAGTAACCGTATCGCCATAGACAGCTTTGGATACCCCTAAAGTCATTACATTACCAACTTCATCAGCCGCGGGATTATCTTGCATAATACCAATGCCATTCTCCCCGGCACCACAGACGGCAGCTTTACCTGCAGAGTCAACTTTTACAGCGTAATACTGTTTTGCTGCAAATGTTGCAGCGACAATTAAAGAAATACATTCTAATGGTTGTTCCCATGCCATATTTATGTTTCCTCCTTTATTATTTAATCAAGACCAAGTTGCTGGCACTGATGGTTACAAGAGTATCCTTCACTTTGCCTTCTTGTTCAGTCAATCCATCAACACGCTTTTATTTGCTAGCCATTTCGGCTTCATACTCATCATACAATTCAGGATGCTCACTCCATACTTTGGCCAAGGCCTGCTCCTTAGTCATACCGTTAGCGCTCTTCTGTACCATCTCAGACGCCATTGTCTCAACTTTAGCAACAGCGGTACCTCCGGCTGCAGGCGCTCCACCGGTTCTTCCAAACTCGGCAAACAAGGCTCCCTTTTCAACCTGTTCCTTGGTCGAGGTGAGCATAGCTTCAAACTTCTCCAGCGCTTCCGGATTCCCGGCCAATGATTTCATCATCACTGCGATTTCTTCTGGCTTAGTACCTGGTACGGCTAAGTTTGCAGCCTTAACAAAGCGCTTGTTGTCTTCCGCTTCTTCTTGCAGACGTTTGGCTAAGTCTTCAGCATCTTTAGCCTTTTTCTCCATGTCTTCCATGCGTTTGCGAACTTCCGGGTTTACGCCTTTCCAGATATCCTCAGCGGGAGGATTCGGATTCAGTTTTTTCTCCAGGTCTTCAACTTTTGCAGTTAATCCCTCAACCTGTTCGGCTTTCTTCTCGATATCGGCTAGATAGTTTTGTACTTCCTCGGGTAGGTTCTTTCTGATTTCGTCAGTAATTGGCATCATGACACTTCCTTTCATCATTCCTTCTTTTTTCTTGTCAGGTATTGCAGGACCTGGCTCAGGTTTGGGCTCTGGATCTGCTTTTGGATCGAGATTGGGCGCAGGAGTCGGTTTAGGTTTAGGGTTAGGTTCCGGTTCAGGATCTACAGGTTCTGCTTCGGCAATGATCTGGTCCAGCATGGCCCTTGTTTGCTTAAGTGTTTCCATGCGGCCGCCTGATATCTTTTTACCGGCCTTTTCAAGGTCGTCGCTCATAGTTTCTTCTGAAACAAATAGTCCTTTGGCAAAACTCCACAATTTCTGCATAGGATTAATGTCCAGGGGTTCAGCGCGTTTGACAATTAAAAAACGGCGTCCATTCGCCGCTTTATCCACTCCGCTAACCTCTTCTATGTTCATGTCTACTATTTTCCTTGGCAACTATATCACCTCCTTTACAGATAGCTTCCGGCCTTTGCCACCCATTGATAGACCAGTTATTTCACCTTTTTGTACCTTGGCGAAATAGTCAGGGGACCAGACAATACCCATCAACCAGCTGCCTTTTGACACCTTTTCATTACCGATCTGTAAAGCAACCGGTGCAATGTAATTTTCAACAATATCGCCGATACCCTCATCCCAGGATTCGTGCATATAGCCAAGCCCATCACCCTTCTCGATGTCGTCCCATATCTCGGTTATATCGAGCCTGACAGGATCACCATTCTTCACAGTTTTCGTTATGGAATCAAGAAGGGTTAACGCCATCTTATTAAGCTTTGCATCACCCTGAATGGCCTTAGTAAATTTCCAGCAAGCCTTTTCGATTTCGGCTGCGTCGCTAAATTCGCCCTGGCTGTCAATCTCTAGAGGAGAATAAACAACACCTAGTGTATAGCGCTGCGATGTATCAGCCTTAAGGAAAGCTAATTTCTCGACCTTTACATCATCGTTTGATTTATATGACATATTTTCACCTCCTTGCAAATTAAGCACATACTTAATTCCTTCATCTGTTACCATGTTTTTCAGAAATCCATATTTCTCAGCCATATGATTCGATGCTTCATTGCCTTCAACGGAGAACCAGAATATTTTCTCAATATCCGGAAACTCAATTGGGATTTCTATTAATGCTTTAGCTATAAGGTTGTTTGCAATCCCCTTTTCCCTGGATTTAGGTGCAACGGCAAAATTCAAATAAGATCGTTTTCCTAATTTCCTACACTCAATAAAACCAACCGGCTCCTCATCTATCACATATACTTGTCGATATTGGGCATCGTCATAGAATTGACGGTCACCAAGAAAGCTCCTCTCTTTTTCTGTAAGGGCTTTAATAATTGCCTTAATTTGCTTTAAATTTTCATCCGGCATATAATCATACCTCCACCCCTCCCTATGGTATAATTTAATAGAGGTGCGTTTACATGGATATCGACTCCCTTCTTAAGCTTTCTGCCCAAATCAAAGAACATTCTGGCGTAACGCCAATATACGAACCGCAATTAAAAAAGGCCCATGCCCTCTTAAAAGACAAGTGCCCGCGATGTAATAATGGAGATATTACTACCCAGGACGATAAGCTGGGACGTTTGTATTGCTGTAACCTTTGTGAGTGGTCCGGATGGGTTCCGCTTAGGTTTATTGAGATTGTTGACGACGAAACCATAGCTTTAGCATTAGTTAAGTTTTGTCTGTAAAAAGCACTCCCTTTATGGGGTCTACTCGTAGATTACCTCAAGTCCGTATGCGACTGCGGCATCATGCTCAATTCTGCATCCCCTGGTGTCTTCCCACCCCTTACAGAAATATGCAGCATGACAAAGGCTCATGTTTTCGAGTGATTTAGCTAAGAAACAGAGAGGGATTTGAACAACTCCACGTTCTTCCATCTGGCCCTTGCTATACCACTCGTCAGTAAAAAGGGTATTAACAATCTCGAAGCCTCTTTCCCCAAGGGCCTTAAATGCCTTCGCCCTTGCAGTAATGATTTCTTCCTCACTCTTACCAGCCATAGGTTGCGATAACATTGCTTTCTTTTTCATAATTCAAACCTTTCATTTCATTTCTACAATTTGCTTTCTCAATGTTCCTCAGATATTCTCATTTCGTTAAATCAACGAAATGCGGACATTCTATACAAGAAAATTGTAAATATCCCGAAGAACTATCACCTCCGGCTAATCCACCACAACTCCCCATTGCGGCGTAACCCTCATATTCCCTTTGGTCGTAGCAATGTTCACGGGACCAATAATATTTTATTTTCTTTATCCATATCACAATCCTCTTAATCATTTCAGTCCCCTTTTCACTGGTTGAAAAGCCATTTATCTCCCTATCTCAACTAATCTCTCCGCACACCTGCACCTTGGGTGCAAGGTAGGACCTTTCACCCCGTTATCATACGTGCCCCCAATGGGGGCTCGTTTATTTTTCATTTTAGCGCATTCCGGACAAAGCCTATCATCGGGGGTTATGATCCATTTCCTCTCAAAGCCGCTAAGCATCCCATCAGATTTAGCGTTCTCCCATACATTCCTTTGACCAGATGATGCAGCATTGATGGTTTCTGTACGACTAATATTTTCAGCTCTATCTCTCAATTTCTTCTTCGAATATGTCGCAACTCTGCTGTTGATCTGCTCCTCTGAAAGGTCAAAGTCCTGCATCAACTTGCGAGTGTAATTTATTACTGCTTTTGCATCGCTTTCGGTTAGTCCGATATGCTGCCTGATCATCCTTGCTGTCTTGTAAGGATGACCGCCGTTCTCCATGGCATCTGTAATAATTGCACGTACTGCGCTACGACTTTCCTCTGTTATTTGTGTTATCAATTCCCCAACATATTTACTAGCCCACTCAACCGCAAGCTCATTTACGAGGTCAAAGCTATATTTAACGCTAATAGAAGCTGGCATGGACCCGACTGCTATTAACCCTGTCTTTGCTGCAATGGAAGCAAGCGAAAGTTCAATAGTACCTAATTTTTCATCAAACACAGACCAATCAAGTGCCTTAATGGCTCCTTCGATATCACCTTTGGCTAGCATTTCCTCCACTTGTTTTATTGCTATATGGCCTTGCAGCTTAGCTACAGCCTTCAAAAAAGCATCTCGTACCTGAGGTTCAGCATTATCTGCTATCTGGTGAAGCTTTTCCCAATCAGGTGGTTTCTTTTTGCCGATACGATACAGGAATGTATCAAGAGCTTTGGCAATGGCAAGCATTTTCTGCTTATTCATCCTCGCCTACCGCCTTCCTAATAGCCTCTCTGAGTTCTATTATCACCTCTGTAAATTCATTCTGGCGCTTAGTGATTTCAAGTTCCTGTATTTGTGCTACCGGAGTTTGCTGTGGCTCTTCGGTTTCCGTCTTCTCTGGAAGGCTTGCAACTTGGCGCAAATAGTTCTCCAGTTGGTCATCAGGGAACAATGGCGCACCGGCACCGGATAGAGCTGTGATATATTCGCCTAATTCTTTTAGATTCGGCGATTCCACGTCTCCATGCTGGAGCTTTGGCAAATCCGTTATTCCTGAAAAGCTGTTCAGTTTAAATAGATTCGGAACAGCCTTATTGTTAAACACCCCGGCTATATCATCCAGAATAGCTCCAACCGCCAAACCGAATAGCTCTGTCTTATCCGATGACAAGGCCCAGCTTCCCGTTTTGCCAGATCCCAACATCAGGAAGTCAGCCATGACTGTCATAGCAATTCTCTGGTCATAACGATCTACCACGTCGTTTGTGTCAAAGTTTCGTTTACTTCCAGTAGAAAGCAGGGATAACTTATATCCGGTCTTATTGCCGTTTGGAAGCTCCTCTGCTGGAAACACAACACCCTCCATTTCATCACGGCGAAGGGATGTTACCATCCTCTTGATTGCTTCGAGAACGGCTTTTTGTTCATTTGTCGCATTAGGGGAAAGTAGTTCTGGAGGGACATGAGCGACCGGTAGACCTGCTAAATCGCGCTCAATGCCTATACCTTCTATAACTTCGATATTTTTACGGAAGAACCACGGCTTATATGCGGTTCTTATTATTGACCTTCCTTCTGGGCTTTCTTTGTGCGATTCGGTCCGGAATAGCAAAGCTTTCGAATAAGGTATTTCCCGGAGCCTGTAGTCAGGTGGAGGCTGTTGCTTCATGCCTATTAGACTGCCGTCGTTCCCATCGTCGAACATCCATTCCCAAAGAGAGTCTTGGGCCCGGATAGGAAGTTTTCGCCATCCTATTTTCCCGTCGTTGTATTTGCTTTGCCTAATAAGATCTCCACTTTCACCAAGGCGCTGTTTATACACAATTTCATGATAAGACCAGCCATAAATAAGCATTGACAATATCTCAGAAATATTGTCATGCCAGGACATCGCCATATCCTCCATACATGACTCTAAAAACTCTTTGGCCTCCAGGTCTGCCGGTGTATCTCCTGCTGCGTCAACCCGCCATGATGCTTGCTTGATAAGCATCTTCAGCGCAAAAAGGATTGCTCCTACTACGTGGTCATCTGCCATTTCGCGATATATCTTTATGCCGCGCTGGCCTTGAAGTTCTGCTTGATACTCTTCGTATAGGAAACCGCCAAATCTTTTCAGGCCTGTGGCACCAAGTTCAATATACGGCGATATATTATTTTGATTTTCCTCAAGCAACTTTATCACCTCCAAATACTGGTTGAATCAATTGTTATCGGAGCAACGTTAATAATATTGCTAGGCGCAAATGCCAAAACTACTGCATCGGCCCGGTCCGGTGAATGCAAGCCGCGCTTTTTCATCTCTTTTTTGGTTTCAAGCCTTATTCGGCCCTTGCTTGTGATTGTGTATTTCCGGGTTGTGAGCTGGCCGACCAAATCATCATCATCAATTAATTGAATATCTCCATCTTGAAGGTGATCTCTGATGCTTGCCCAAGATTCGGCACCCCAATCTTCATAATGTTCCTTATCGCCCGGCGCTCCGCCATTATGACAATCAACTACATGAATATTGAGCCCTTCTTCTTGAACTACCTCTCGAACCCTGTCTGTGACTCCGCCGCCAATTCCGTCATCGTCAATTTTGACTACACATCTTTGTTTTTGAAGCTCATTCATCAGGTCCTTTGCTGTGGTTATTACCCAGCCTGCTGTTTTCATTGTATCTTGTTTGCTATAGGTTTTAAGATCAATTAATCTTGGTCCTACCCTTGGAGCAATAACAGTCTCATCATCCCCATAACGAGCTACATCTACGCCTATCTCAAGATCACCATCGTCCTCTAACTCCCGCATGATAGCTGCTTCAACGATATCTAGGGAAATAAATACGTCCGGCTCGGCCTTTGGGAATTCTCCGAGTACACGGACGCGGTAAACATCGCTGTCTTCATGGTATTTGCGTTTGAGCATTTCAATATTTTCTTTGCTCGTGCGTTTACTATTTAAGCTTGAGACCTTATGGTTTTTATAATTAGCTCTATCCTTATGGTGACTGTCATAAAACGTTCCACTGTTTCTTGTGGGGTTACCGCACATTAAGAGTTTGTTCTCATCCCCTGATAATGTACCTAGAATCGCCTCCATTATCAGATCAGCAACACCTGACGCCTCATCCACTATAAACAACATATACTCTTCGTGATACCCTTGCATGTTTTCGGGTTTCGTTGCGGTTTTTGCAGTAGCAAACCATCTGTCATCATGGCCAATCATATATACTTTTGTCTTGGTCCATTGCAGGAGGTTCTTTACTTTAGAGTTGTTCAGCCACTTAGCAACTTCCGCCCACAGAACGTCATATAGCTGCTGTCTCGTCGGAGCTGTGGCAACCACTTTGGGATATGGCCGGCAACATAAGAACCATATTATCGCCATGGCTTCAAGTGCTGTTTTCCCAACGCCCTGACCACTTCTGACGCTTGTCATTTTGGAGTGGGCAATATCAAATAATACTTTTTTCTGCCACTCATCCCAGTCCTCTGGTCTTGCTTCAAGTATATCTTCAGCAAAGGCTTGGGGATCATCCCAGTATATATCGATAATGCCTGCCAGCGTGGCGACAACATTAAATGGTTTATTACTCATTTGCCGTCACCTTAGCTCTGCGCTTTGCTGCTACTTCTTGGAGGGCGCTTATCCACTCTTCAGTATTTTCATCTTTGGGACCAGCTTTTATCTTTTCTAGTTCAATTCGTTGCTGTTCTATTTTGAGCTTCTCTTCCTCCATTCGACGTTTATGATGATCCGGAAGGAGGTCAAGGTATTTCTCTAGTTTTTCGAGGGCTTTCATTTTATCAGAGAGTTTAATTTTTATGCCATCTTTGCCTTGACTTACCTCTGAGATAATCGTTCCATCTACATCAGTTGATTGCTTGAACTTGACCGTGTTTATCATCTTGGTTAGGGGCTTCTTTGTCTCTTTATCAATTACAGGCCCGAACATGGCCATAACGGGAACTTCCTCGCGCCCGAATTCTACAAAGTCGGTAATGTCAGCAAAGGCGATATCGATATATTTTTGAAGTACAGCCATAGCTTCTAGGCCAATGCCCTCTCTGATGTTCTTTTTTAGCCTTTCAATTTGTTTTTTTAGGCTAGGCTTTACTAGACTTTTAGAGCCTTCCACATTTGCTGTATTGTAGCTACATCCATAAGCTTTTTGATATGCTTTAGTGGCATTCCAATACTTCACGAAATACAAACAGAAAAGCCTCTGCCTTTCGGTAAGATCAGGGCTTTCCTCGAATTCGATCTCTCTATTATTTTTAACTAACTCTACAGCCGTGTCGCGCTTCTTTATCTTTTTTCCGGATGCATACTTTCCATTTTTGGATGCATCTTTTTTTCTCTTGGATGCACCTTTGGATGCATCTTTTTCCCATCCTTCACGCTGTTTCCTGCTCTTTACTGTTGGATATTTCAAGCCGTATTTATTGGCTAAATCGCTTAATGATATATTAGTGGATTCATATTCTTGCTTTATCTTGTCCCAATCCATTGCTACATTTTCACCGCCTCCAAGCTTTAATTCGTTATTTATTTAAACTGTATCCCTCGATTACTTCGCATCATCCGGTCATAGGTCTTGAACGCCGCAGACTCCGTATATGCCCGCAATATTAACACCTCGTCTCTGCATCGCTCATTTTCCCATAGCTTACAATTGCCGCAATTAACCTGAGTGTACTCATCCCTTGCAATAAAGTGTTTACACCTCGACATAGCGCTACCCCTTTTTTGTAGGCATAAAGAAAGCCCCGCGTTTTTTAACACAGGGCACCAGTTTCTCTTAGCCTCAAATCGTTCTTCGCTTTTTCGGCCATCTTCTTACTTTTTTGAAGTATGTTTTTTGCTTCAAATGGCCCATAAAATGTTATCCCATAGTATTTATAAAAAATACGCAAGGCCCTTTCTTTATCTCCTGTGCGCATGTAGTTGGCCCATCCTATTAACCCTGTTCTCTTTTTCATGTGAAATCGTCCATGGTCCGAGTCTGTTTCAAAGATTATTAGGTTAACCACCCTATTGTCCATTTTGTCAAAATTAATATGGTGTACTACTTCCTCTGCTGTTAATGGTCTCCCTAGATACCTCTCTACCACTTTTCTATGCTGTCTTGTTCCATCGCTATTAATTACATATTCGCTTGGCATTAGTATCAACTCCCATGTTTGTTATTCCCAGAGAAAAAAATAAAGCAAGTAACTTGCAGCTGGGATTTCTGCTTTCGGCCCGTCGGCCTAGTTACTCGCTTTTTTATTAATAATCTATGAAAAAATTTTTTAGGGCGTACTGTATACGTCAAGTATATCACAAGTTGTCAAGTTATGGCAATACTATGTTAATCTATGTTCCCCATGTTTTGAGGTATTCCGGTATCCTTATCTTCGGTTTCTTATGCCTCTTGCTCTTACTTCCCCCGCCAGGTTTACTCGGTCCGCCCGGTGGGATAACTTCCTTATCGTGTAGACTCGGGACATGATACTGATAGAATTCGTCCATGGCCTCGTCTGGAGATAGAGCCATAAATTGTTCTGCCCATGTCCCCTTGATTTTCTCGACTGATTCCACAGCCTCAGCTTGTACGACTTTCTCCGCAATTTCCGCTGCCTTGATAACGATATCGAGGTTAGATTCAGTGTTAGGGGATACTGCGTCAAACATCCCAGCTTTGCATCGTTCCACGAAGGCGCATAGCTCACAGTCGGTCCACCCATTAGGGCACAAACGCAGTTCGTTGGGATATTTCATATATGATTACCCCCTCTCACAACTTAAACCTTCCATAGTCGCCCCTGCCTACATACGAACACCTTCCGTAAAATCCGCACTCTTCACACTTTTTTTGGGCGAATGCAATAGGATTCATGCAAGCCATCGGATTGTTCAGGTTCTCGCCCAAGTTGGACAATGTATCTTCAAGTTTGAAAATCTCTCTTTTTAGGAGATCACAGTCATCTAAGACTTTTTCTAGCTGCCCTTTCTTTCTTGAAATAAGTCCTATTAGTTCTTCCTTAGAAATTACACCTTGATCCTGCACTCTTCCCACCTCCGCCATTTCTCCTCTAATTCCTCTAGTCTTTCTAAAACTTCTGGGGCTGTGAACCTCCTCAGCCTTAGTCTTTCCATCTCGTTCTGCTCAGCTTTCGTCATATAGTACGGATACATTCTTATCTGCCACCGTCTCCAGTGCTCTCTCCAATGTGCTGACTCATGAGGTCCTTTTCTTCCATGGTGATGTTCTTGGCATAAAGTAACGATATTCTCTACGCAATCTATCCGATCAGTGGCTTCGCTTCTGAATTCTATGTGATGATGATCCGTGTTATATGTGCTTCCGCACCCCGGATGAAGGCAAGCGCCGCCATCCCTTTCATCTACCTTTTTATAGGCTTTTGTGAGTAATGACCTGGCAATTACTCGCGTCGCTCTCTTTGGTAAAACCCATTGATGAACATCCTAACCCCTCACTTTATCCACAAGGGCTCCAGCCACAGCTAGTACAAATAACGCATGCGCTTGCCCTGGCTACCTTAGATCCACATTCCTTGCATCCGGCTCCGTCTATATTCCAAAAACAACGGCTAGTGTTCCATCCGGGAACGTTCTTTGCGATTTCTTCACTGCAATTTCGGACATCAGATTCTGTTTTTCTGCTCGGGTTGGAGCAGAATTTATCCCCGCACTTATACATTTTTCTACTCCTTCTTGCTTGCTTCAATAATCCGGCTCCAGTATTCCTTCGGCATAGGCACTCTTTCACGTTCGTAGTCGCTGTATTGTGGAAGGGTCACACCTAAAACCTTAGCACAGTCTCTGACGGTCATCTCTGCCCGCCTTCTTGCTCGGACCATCTCCTGAATATCGATGCCGTTCTGGTGGTTCTCTGCCTGGGCCTCCTTTATCCTTTGCATCGCCCTTTGTTCCAATCTAGCTTCTTCCTGTTTGATAGGGCATTCAGAGTTGCTACAACTAAACACAAGGCCTCCGGTGGGTCTACCGTTCTTGTCTTTGCCATCCCAGAAGCCTATGGGTGCTTTGGTAGGCTCATTGCATTTGGCACACTGTTTTTTCATGCTTTTTCCCCTCCAATTCGTTCCATTTCAGCCCTCAAGTCCTCTTTGATGTAATAGTTAAAGCCATTCTCCTTGCAGATTTGTTCTGCTTCTTCTCCGATATATTACAGGTTCAAAGCTAACCCATGTTTTAATGCCCTGAGACGCTATATCAATTAGAGTTTGTATTCTTTCACTTTGGACAGCGGCCAACGGTTCTGGTTCGCCGGTAAGAGTTATTCCAAAGCTATCCTCGGAATCCAGTAAGTCGAAATCCCTTCTCGCCCTATCACCGCCCTTTGTCAATATCTGAACATGCGCCCCTGCTTCTTTAATCACCTTGATTACCTCGCGTGTTACAGTTGTGTCAATCAAGGCAGGATAAGGGTCACAAGTGAAGCAGAGCATAATCTTTTTACCTTTGTATTTGCCACTGGCTAACTGCTGTTTTGTTGCTTCAACTATCCCTTCGCGTGGTTTTACGTCTGTGAAATCTTCGTTAGGTTTCCATCTGTCGTGCATCTTTTTTGCGTAGCAGTACCAGCATCCATGATTGCATCCGGTATAGATGTTTATCGCAAGGTCGCTGTATTCTTTAGCCCGTGTTCGCGGTTCGTAGATTGGCCTAAACATGCTTTCTTACCTCCAATCCTCACCCATCGGCAACTCTCACTATGGACATAAGAGCACTGGCCCTTTTCTTCACAATCTTTGCACATACAGGCCTTAGCTTTGCATTTTCGGCATTTACACATCTTTGATCCCCTCCCACTCCCACAACCCCAATGCTCCTTTAGCTGGCATCGGGTTCTCCAGTGGCTTGACGTTTTCCAATATCCACGCATAACGCCCAACTTTATAGATTCCAAAGTCAATTTCTAAACCTTTGGCTGATTCGACAAGATCAATGAACTCCGGAGTCATCTTGATACAATCAACTAGTTCGCAAGTGGCAACTATCTTCCCAAGTGGTAAGAAGTTATCTGCATAAAGCCCAAATTTTGAGAGTGCGGACTTGAAAGGTTGTGTATTGCATAATTCTCTTAATAATTTTGGAAATCCCTTACTTGCATGGATTGCTAATGGTCCGCGATACTTTGTCGACCAACTGCGAGTCTCTATTTTCTTTGCCCCTGTCTCTACGAGTGAAGCCCATGGCTGCATTAGTGATATAGCTTTCATAAGGTGACCTCCTTCGACTCCTGACTAATCCTCTGACTCAGTCTCTCTAGTTTGCTCTGCCTTATCATCCCAGTATCTAACCCCAGTATGATCTCGATCTGATCTAACATGATTCGTACATCAGCGACTTCCTCCGCTATATTGGGGAAATCTCCCCGTGCTATAGCCGTTATAAGCTCGCCGCATTCCTCGATTGCCTTTGTCATTTGAGTTTCCAAGCCGAAATGCTCAATTGCTTCGTATAAAACATGTTCCTTGCCGTTTATTTCGCCAATCGTCCAGCGTTGTTTTGACTCCTCGCACTCACTCACGTTTTTCCCTCCTTTTCTATACTCACAAGCTGCTCCTCTAAATCCTGGAGTTTCGCGTTATAGAAATCCATGGAGTCCTTGAAGGATTCCCGCGTGTCTTGTATTACTTGCCGAAGTTCTTGGGCTCCGCATAGCCTGAGGAATTGATCCTCGTTCATGCGATGCTTTTTCTTTACGTAATCTGGAACGCACCTTGGGTGCATAATTAGCTTGTCGAAAATCCTCCATTCGTCCTCACAAACAATATCACCGCATGCCGGGCATTCTCCCATAATGCACCCGCTGGCCATTATACTGGATCCGGCTGCGTCGTCACTTCTGTCTTAGCCTTGAGTTTATCAATCGCCTGAACCATCGGAGTAGAAAATAAGATCGGTTTTTCCATGCCTATCCCTCCTACTTAGTTAAATCTTTCTCTAGCTTAGCGCTCCCAAGCGCTATTACTAACGAATTATGTTTAGCTCTCAGCGTGTCCGCTACTGCATCCATGAAGAAATACCTCTCCTCAGCAATATTTAGGGCCTCTTCGATTGTCAGCTCCGATTCTCCGAGCTTTCGCTTCCTCGCGAACTGAACTGATAATGCCTCACGTTCTTTTTGGGTACCTGTCGCGAGCAAATAGGATTCCGTCTTGGTATCCTTCCACAGGCGTGACATTCTCTCGAAGACTGCTTTTGCTCTTGCGAGGTCGAAGCGGGCTCTGGAGTACAATGTATCTATTTGGCTTTCTAATCGCGTGATCTCCGACTTGTCCGGTTCCTGTGGTACTTGAATCGCGGATACTTCCCGTTCGTACGTCTTCATTTTTCCGGCCCAGGTGTTGTCTGCCATTACTCCTCCGCCTCTACTGCTCGCTTAGGATCCGTATCTCTTCCCAAGTTTTAGGGCTGACCCAGATATCATTCGCACTCATTTCCCATGCGTTCTCAGAAGCGACCAATAGAGCGTGTAGGACAACTTCTGCCATAGCCCGTGCGGCTGGCGGCGGTACCATATTTCCAATTGCTTCACGCCATCTTTGATCTGAATTGCCTGAAAGTAATAGGGGTTTTCCGTTTATTATCACTGGTAACCCCTGCAATGCCGCAAGTTCAAGTGTGGTTAATGGTCTGTGCCATGTTCCATCTAAGGAAATAATTATCGGCGGAGGGTCTAGCGTTTCGTTGTCCTTTGGGATTCGCGGATCTGCTACGGCGGCTACTGCATTTGAGCTGGTAACACTCGCCGAACCTGTGACCGTTGAAGTTGGTTCATCCCACTCTGCTACACCGTATAGATTCGGTCGTGAGTTATGGCTGATTCGAGGATCCGCTATTGCCATTGCTCCTGAATGAATATCACCCGAGCCAATAACCGTTTTCCCGGGTTCATCCCAGCCCTGAACTCCCATCATCCCGGAGCGCGGTTTGCATCCGAGACGTGGATCTGCTACCGATTGCGCTCCTGACTGAATATCAGGCGTTCCGGTCACTGTTGAGGCAGGTTGTCCCCACTCAAGGACTTTACGCTTATTAGAATATCCTCCGCTCACTCTTGGGTCTGCTATACTTATTGCCCCATTGTTCGGCCTGTGAGCGCCAGTGACCGTAGCGGCTTCTTGGTCCCATTTATTCACTTGATAAATGGCCGTGTGGGTACTACCCTTAAAACCCGTTCGCGGGTCTGATATCGCTAAAGCTCCGCTGCCAAATCTTGTCCCTGTTACGCATGGGGCGGGTTCATCAAACTTCACTACTCGATATACTCCCGGGTGCCTTCCCGCCCGTTCGGTTAATCGTGGATCCGCAATATTTGAAGCAGTGGAACCATTGGCCTTCGCTCTACCTGTGACAGTGTGGCCAGGTTTATCCCACTCTTGAACCCCAAAGGATCCACCGCCGCGAGGTATATGCTCAAGGAGATATTCTTCAGGGGCAATCTTTTCAAGGTCTCTCCAGTCACCACCGGCCGGGATAAGCGCTAGCCGCACCCACGTTTTCCATTGGAGTTTAGGCAGCCGATGAAGCGGTCCCATGCTTTTAACACCAGGTAGCGGTAACGGCCCTATCACCTCACCAATTGACTTGACTCGTTGTTTAGTCGGCTGATAGATAAACGAATCCATCTTAGCTGCATTTCTGGCTATTAACAGATACCTTTTCCGGTGTTGTGCCAAACCTCCGATCTCCCCGCAATCATGGTCCCGGTCATCAACAACATATCCGTAACTTTGGAGCATACCCTTGATCGTGTTAAGAAGTTTTTGGCCGCGAGTTCTTATTCGTGGCACGTTCTCTAAGAGAATCACAGCCGGCAAATCTTCTCTAAATGCTTCGAGTGCCAAGAATATTCCGCGAATGACCAATCGGTTAAGCGCTTGGTATTTATCCATAGCCGCCGTTGCTTGCGGTAAGAGTCCGCTGAATCCTTTGCAGTTATGAGTTGCCATCAGCCAAGTACAGAAGGTGTTGTCTTCATCAACTTCAAGATTCCAAACTTGTTCTATCTCCGATCTTTTTGTTATCTTTCTTACTCTTACCCAGATAGCACCGTCAATAATTTCAAAGATGGTTCTCTTCTTCGGATCCATGCGAACAATTAATTCCCAGCGTGGTTCTGTTTGTACTGTCCTGCCTTCTATAACATGTTCGCCACCGGGCCAACATTTGTTTATTCCTCCATATTGTCCAGTTCGTAATAATAATCTTTGGAGGCTCCGAAGCAGTGGCAATGAGATCGATGGGATTTTCCATCTCGCCTGGAGTTCATTTTTGACAAACCTTCGTCCTTGTTCACTCCCATCGGTAGCTCGATACCCATCAATTAGGGCCACTAATAACAATTTTTCTAGGTTCATAAGGCTTACGGGAATATCCTTGTTCTCTGCACCATCCCCGAAGGCTCCAACCAATTGCCATAGGTGCTTTGATTCAACTCTGATTTTTATATTACTTCTACCACCATTGTTGTCTTCGTTTGAGTTTATCCCCAGTTCTTTTAGTGACACCCTAATTTGATCAGCAAGAAGTCCATCTTTTGCTCCAACACAAAAACAAACTTCATATCGGTCGTGTCGCCGATATCCATCCCCAATATAGGCACCTAATAAGAACCAAAGGTGTTGGCTTTCGGCAAATCTATTAAGATCTATAATTCTGCTAACTTTGGCTACATGACTTCGGTTATGGGCTCCTTCTTTTGTTACTAACTGAGGATCTCCAAATGACTTGACAAATTCCTTAGCGCGACCTGGTATTTCAGGATCAATAGGAAATCCAATGCGGTCCCCAATTCGTATATCGTTTGCCCTAACAAACTCTGGTTCGCTTAAAGTTCGTCTTTTTCCATTGGATACTGGTCTAACAACTCTCCGTCGCCAAATTGGATGTTCTGATGTGAATTCTCGGGCATCCACTGTTCCATTTAGGCGTATTCCGATAATATCTCCCTCATATTTATGGGTACCCACTTTAAGAACTTGTCGATATCTTCCACGATGCGTTAATACGAATTCACCCGCTCGTATTTCTTCGATTTTTTTGTGTCCGTCAATGGTTAAAACCTCTTCTCTTCCAGGTAAACACGGCGGGCTCAGAAATATCACGTCCGGATATTCCCCTCCTGCAGCTGTCATAATGTCATCCGTTGTTGCTTCTTTCCAATTGGTTGCGGGTTCGTGTCCGTGGAAAGCTATATAGTCACGTCGTTCAAATAGGTCCATATGGACCGCTTTACTCCCGGTTATATACTCATAGTCTTTACAGGCTTTCGAGTCCACGTCAATGCCCGCTAACGTTCGAAATTTGCCCTGTAGGCCTTTCCATTCCCCGACAGCTTGCTGAAAGCCTAGGGTTCCTCCGCCTATTCCAGCGAATAAGTGCAATACTTTGTACTCTTTGATGTCCCTTACCCCCTTACCCATTTTGTTTACCTGCTCGGCGGTTCCATGCGGCAAAAGCTTTCGATTCTATACTTTCAAAGCTCGTGCCACAACCGCAATTTCTGCACATGGTCATGTAACAATCAATTTTTTCTGGTAACAAAAAGCTTTCTTTGTATTTGGTGGTTTTCGCTTCTCCTCCACAAAACGGGCAAGGTTTTAATTCGCTCACAAGCTTGTCCTCCTCACAGATAAAAATCATCGTACTTCTCTTTTTTCTTAGGTTCTCTACACATGCTTGATATAGCCTGTTCATCTTCCCACCCTCTGGCATTTAACCAAGTCGCGGGATAAGGGATATACTGTCCGTTATCTTTTTGCCAATCGGTCGATTTCTTGGCCCGTTCAATGGCTGCTAAAATAACCTCCAAGAACTGCTCGTCAACCTTGAGTTTGGAAAAAGCTTTTTCGGCTTGACCTTTGGATTTTTTCTTGGGGTAAGCATCCCAAAAACGCTCAAACATCCCTTGGGGGACTATAGGGGGATTATCATTCTTATCATTCTTATCATTCTTGTTAGGTGTTAAGTCTTTGTTAGGTGTTTGTGAGGCGTCTGTTAGCTCTATGTTAGTAGCTTTGTTAGCCCGCAACTTCTTGACCTGATAAAGTTCCCAATTTACTATAGTTACGAGCCTTCCGGTCTTTGTTGATTCATCTGTTAGGAATTCTAGATTTTTAAATCTTTTTAAAGCAGTTCTAACATTTTGTTGAGAGATCCCCTTACCAGCGTTCTTCTGTATACTCTCAAGACTTGTCACAAACTGACCTGGTCGTGCTTTGAATTTTGAGCCTCCCCACTCCCATTCTTTCTCTTGATGGTTGGCCATGAGTAGAAGGGTAATGAGAATTACTTTCTGCTCGGGAGTGGAGTTATGCCAAATTGGTTTAATGAGTAATTCTCTGAATAGTCCTATATACCCAATACCGTTCTCATCAGACATCTCTCCACCTACTCCAAATTTTCATAATAAGTATTGACATGCGTTAGCGCATATGATATATTTTGTTTAGTATATAAAGGAAGGATGACGAACATGGATATTATGGTTTATAACGATGGCAAAGAGGTTTTTAATGGTTCATTAGTACAGTTTCTCAATGACAACGATAGTGAAGAATGGTTAACCGAAGAATGCAGCAGACTCGAGACAACAGATCGCATTGAATTTAGCGAATTCTCCGGAGATTGGGTGATTATTAAACAGTGAGCAATCTAGATGATATTATGGGTGTTAATGAAGCCGCGAATCTCTGGTCGTTATCACCCGGGTACATTAAGAATCTCTGCGCAGCCGGGAAAGTACGAGCTGTTAAAATTGATAACCGTTGGATTATTGATAAGAATCAACCAAATCCGTCCATCAAGACCGCTAAATAGGCGGCCTTTTTTGTTATTCGCCTACAGCTCTTCTAGTTCAAGATCAAACAGGCTAGGCATGTCGACTAATGCTTCTCTAGCTTTTAAATACCCAACTCCATCCCGGAAATAATCAGAATTTAACTCAATACCTATGCCTTTTCTGTCAAGCATTACCGCCCTTTCTGGGACTGTCATAAGGCCCGCAAAGGGGTCAAGGACCAGTTCTCCGGGATTGGAATAACGGTTTATAATTCTCTCAACGATATCAAATTGGAGTGGACAATTCTTCACGATGCATCCTTCAGCTGTATAGCTTTCATCATCGGCTACTTGTATGCTCCAGGTTTCAACCGCTCCCTTGTCTTTAATAGCTGCAACTTTCTTCCATGCTCCGTCCTCAAGGATTGCCCCTGAACGATGGTGTTCCGATTCCCGCCAACTCATAACCCACAATTGCCGCTGGTTCACCTCTCTGCCCTGAATAGTATACTTGCCCTCAGGTTTTCCTGCGTATATTGACGGTATAACCCCTCTGGCTCTCTGAGCAACCATTGCAATACCCAAAAGAAGTGCTCTCGATACGGAACTCGCTGACGTAGCATTACCCGTTTTGTTGCCATCACCAGATAAGTAACCATTAAGTAAACAGGAAGCCTTTTCTTTATTAAGGCAAATACCCTCAATGGGTACCTGCTTGTTTTCAGCACCCTTCCCACATTTGCGCAGCATATTCTTAAGACCTTCCGGCAAGCCCTTAAGCCGATATTGCAGAGCATCATGTTCTGCAAAAGACCCGATATAAGGAGCAGCTGCGATTTCAAATTCCTCTTTTTTGTGTTTGCCGACGCTGATATGGAAATCGCCTCTTGTTCCCATATGCCCATCTGCCAAATATCTACCAACAATCCACCACTCCTTTTTTGTTAGTCCGGACGGCTCAACATCTGGTAGTTTTAGGTTTAGCCAAGCACCCTTGGTATTCTGAGCTTCAATCCATTCTGGCGGCGTTATTAACATATAGTCCTTTGCCCGAACCTTATCTGTTTTTCTTACCCACAGTTTATGCTCCGGTGTTGTAATGAGATTGGCTACCCCCTGTGCTTTTGTTTGAATAACAGGGTTTTCCCCGGTACATTTCTTGGTAATAACAGATTTCCAGTTTCCTTTGTGGGTTAACAACATGTCACCGACTAATATATCCTCAATGGGTTTATATCCACTTCGAGTGAGAACTAAGCTTCCTTTAGCTAAACAAACATGCATCTGCAACCTCTTTTGGCTTTGTTGAGTGTTTAATGTCCGCATCCGGTTAATATCATCCCAAACTTCGTCAGTCCAGCTCCCGGGTGCGACTACCATAAAGGAAGCCGGCAACCTTCTTCCGTCTTTATCAAGGCTTTTCGCTAATGCAACATGTTCTTCGTAGCTATAAACGCTTTCACGCGAGTATTTGCGATAAGCCGCTTGCAACTTATTTATGGGCATTTTCTGCAATTCTTCCTTGGTAAGCAGACGGTCTCCGGAAGATCTCCAATAAGCATGAGCGTCAATCTGCCATTGAGCACGAGTGTACTCTTCCTTGGTTTTAACTACTGGGACGTCGGCAAAGGCCGTACTTGTATCGGTAGGTAGTTTCCGGAAAAGCAGGATATATTCTGGGCAGCCAACGCCCATCTTGGTACCGTCCCGACAATTCATAGTCCAGCCCAGCCGGTAGGTTTGATTATTCTCCCGAACTACATCCGTCACGATGGTAATCATGCCGAAATACTGGAAGCCGTGTTTCATGTAGTGACTGATGCATAAGGCGTGAAATGGTTCGATTGTTGGCATTCCGGTACCTGTGGCATTTCCGAACAATACACGGTCTTTAGTATGACAAGCAAACACTCGCCCAGGCTTGAGAACTCTGAGTAAATTGGGAGAGAGATAATCCATCTGTTCGAAGAATCTCTCGGTATCCTCGTTATGTCCGAAGTCGTTATAACTCGCTGTATATTCGTAGTGATTCCCGAAGGGAATTGATGTGACTATAAGGTCTATACTATTTTCTTCCATATTCTCTGCTTCCAAGATGCAATCGTTATTAATCGCGGTAAAATGTTTACCCTTAACCTCCACTCTCTCAACTCCTATGGTTCTGGCCAGTTTCTCCGTTATTGACGTGCTGGACAGTCCGTATTTTTTGATTATTTCTATCATCTTCTGGACTAAATAATCATGCTGTTTCCATTTCTTCAGAAGCGCCTGTAAAATCTGTCTTTCGCTCTCGGTATAGATAATATCAATAGTGACTTGTTCGGTCTGAAGAAAACGATATATTCTGTGGATTGCCTGAAGGAAATCATTGAATTCGTAGTTGATGCCGACAAAGATTGAACGGTGACAATGCCGCTGGAAATTACAACCGGACCCTGAGAGTTCTTTTTTTGTGGCGAAGTATTTGATTTTTCCGTTGGAGAAGTCAATTACTCTTTGCTCCCTAATATCCAGGTCTTGGCTGCCGTAGATGGATTCCAGCGCTCTCATAGGTTTGATTTTCGGATTATCAAGTTGATAGGCCTCAAGAATGATTAATCCTCCCTGTGTCGCTCCGCATCTCTTCCAACCGGCTTTTTTGAAACAGCACCCAGGATTTACGGACTTAATCTTATTTGAATTGACATAGGTGTATAGTCTCTCTCCCGGCCAGCGTAACTGAGCGATGAACATGGCTTCTTTAATAAGTTCTGAAGATAAGATGTTGCTTTCATTTCTAAAGATGGCGCAGTTTATGCCCTTCTCCCCCGATGCGTCAATAAATTTCCGCCAGACGAATAAAGCGTCCTGCCTTCTGGTCATTAAAACTATCTTCTCACCGGGGCCACAGAATAGTTTTCGTTCCCGACCATCTGCGTATTGATAAGCTGAATAATGGCGCTCATAGAGTTCAAGACCTTTTGGATTTCCGTCTTTGTATTCCTGCCAATGATGGTACTCCTTTGACGGAAGAGTTTCTTCGATGGCGTGCCTCTCCGCTTCAAGGTCATGCCAGAGTATGAAATGATCATCCGAGCTTTCCTCGATAATTTCTTTCATTTTGGCAACTCTGGCCACTATACTTTCCCGTTTCTCGCGCGCGGCATCTTGCAGGCCCATGGCAGCGTCCCTGAATATTTTAAATTGGCCATCTCTGTCGTAACCTGCGGTGTTGTGGTCGACCGGGATTTCGTGGTACCGAACGATCAGCGGCGGGAGGTCGTATCCTTCATCAGAGAAACCAAGGTCAGTAGGGTTGGTTATAAATAATGCCCAGGTCGACACCCAGAACCAGAATTCCTGTTCCTTATGCGGATAAATCGTCAGGTTATTTGCCTTTGTAGAATCTCGTTGAAACCATCGGGTGAGAGCTTGTCCAGTATCCATAATTCCCAGAAATCCAGCATAATGGATAAGTTCTTTATATTTATTCGGGGACGGTGTAGCAGTGGCTACAAGTTTAAAAGGCACGTTTTTAAACAGTTTTAAGAAGGTTTGATATGTTTTGCTTCCAAAACTCCTGAGCACTGACGCTTCATCCAAGCAAGTGGCTTTAAAGTATGACGGCCGGATGTCTCCATCTCGAATACGTTCATAGTTAGTCATAAGTAACGGGCTCTTTGATCGTTGCACCTCTTCCATCGTCCGGACATATTCGGGAGGCTCGATGTGTAGAAGCTCCACAGCATCCCGGTAGAATTCCTGCTTAACGCCTAAAGGGAGAGTAATTAGAGATTGCCCTCCGGTGTGCTCTGAGGCTAATCTGCTGTATTCCAACTCCTGAGCAGTCTTTCCTAGGCCAAAACTCTCAAAAAGTGCGCGACATCCTCCTTCGAGTGCCCATTGAGTTGCTATCTGTTGATGTGGCTTGAGCTTAGGATTGATCTCACTAAGTTCTACGTGGAATCCAGTTGAAGGAGCAATATCGATCTTAGATTTTAGGAAATCCATGTAATCCATCATGACGACCTCACGGGCAAGACCAAATGTATATGCCCATCTTCTCTAAGGACAATCGGGCTAGTCGGGCCGTTAAACTCAATTTTAACCGTCTCAGAGCTCATTGACTTCAGTGCTGAAATCATAAACAGAGGGTTAAAGGCTATCTTTATCGGCTCTCCTTCCGTTGGAGCTTCGTATACTTCATTGATGCTGCCTATGGAGTTCCTGGATTCGATCCTTAGCCCATCTACAACCGTTACGACGTTGTTACTAGATAATATACTTGCACGCTCAATTACACCGGTCAGTTCTTTGCGGTCGACGCTTATTCTGCTTACCCATTTCGTTGGAATGATCTGCCTGTAGTTTGGAAAGGTCCCTTCGATTGACCGTGCAAATATTTTTGTATCTTCTGTCTCAAAGACCAGTTGACCGCCTTTTTGCTTTATGCCTATTGTTAGGCCGTCAGGAAGCTTTATGAGTTCTTCCACCGCGTTTGCAGGGATAATCGTCTTGAAGCTGTTTTTGTTTCGCTCTAACGTCATTTCTACGAGCGCAAGCCTATGAGTATCGGTACCAACAAGTTCAAACGTTTCCTTGTCTAGGTTAAACAGTACTCCAGTGAAAATTGGCCGAGCTTGTTCAATCGATACAGCAACCTTGACCTGGGATAACGCTTTTTTCAGAACCGTTGAAGATATTTTGATTGGTTCAGCTTCAATCTCCGGCATCATTGGAAAATCGTCAGCATTTATTGTCGTGATTTCAATATTCGAACCTTTGTAAGCTATTTGCAGGACATTTTTCTGAGTGGTACAGGTTATTGTCGATGTACTTGGGAGTTTTTTCGCAATGTCAGCGAATAACTTAGCCGGTACGACACATACACCATTTTCCGTGTCGATCAGCGACTGTTTAGTCTGTATACCAATTTCTAAGTCAGTAGCAGAAAAGGTTACTATGCCATCTTTGACCTCGATCTTGATGCCCTTGAGTACTTCAAGGCTCAATTTAAAAGATGCTGCCCTCTGGACCGTGTTAATGCTATCCAGTAGTTGTGCCTTGGTACACGAAAAGTACATTGGCTTTCCACCTCCTAATCTAATTCTGGATCATATTCTTTCATTTCCTCGACAGGTATGTCATCGTCCCATACCAGCCTGTCGACTCGATCAAAAATGCAAGGCCTGATGTCGAGCAAAGTATCCGAATCATATACATCAAATAGAGATAACTGGCCGTTTCTTTTGGCAACTTGGAGCTTCTGAATCTCAGCGGCCATACCTTTCCGCATGAACATCTCCCATAAATTTGGATGCGTTCGGCGCAACATTGCCATATGATTATTTTTGTAGAGAAGATCTGTGCCACACCCTATACAGCCATTACGTTTAATTTTGTGGTACGTCCCATCTTTATCAGTCCATCCCATATCATAGAGAGATGCGTAGGGGAGATTAAATCGTTTAATGTAAGCCCAAATGTCATCATCTGTCCAAGTCGAAAGTGGATTGCAATGAAAGAAGGGGCCATCTTTAATATGGGGACGATGGGACTTAAATAGATATCCTCTACTGATAAAGTTCGTCTGCCTGGACCGGCTCTCTGCCGCCATCAAGCCCTTGAAGATCACATCAACATCTAGATCAACCTGCATGCGTTCGCTTGGTTCTTTTTTGAGTATGTCACAGCAGGCTTGCGAGATTTTCACCTGTTTGAGCGTTTGATAGTAGGCCAGCAGCTTCGGGTCTTCGCTCAAGCTTTTTGAAAAACGAAGGAAGCAGTCAATATTAATTCTGTGAGCCTTCAGCTTCGAGAAAGCTTTTCCCAACAGCGGCCATCCATATTGATCAACACACCACCAATAATTCTTGCGTGTCCCTGACGGCCAGATCATTCGTTCACGCTCGAACTGTTCGCGCAAGTGTGCAGGGCAAGCTTTTTCAAGGGTTCCAGTAGTCTTAAGCTTTCCATCGTCCTTGAGAAGTTCATTGATTCGACCACTATCAATAAAGTATTGTAGGACCTCCTGCTGAGCTGAATATTTTAGCCCCTCAGATTCTGTGCGCGAAGGAGTTGCCTCGTGAAAGTTGCCCTCTCCCCACTCTTTATCTAACTGGCGGGAGAATTTAACGCATTCCGGATATTCCACTCCGGTATTGCCATAAATGATTACCAGACGGCTTGTCCACTCAGGAAAGTAGGTCCGGAACAAGTGCCAAAGAACAGTGCTATCTTTTCCACCCGAGAATGCAAGTGCAGGACGATGACGGCAAACCGCCAATGCAGATCTGAAAGCATTCGCTGCAGTTTCGATTTTATAGTCCAGGTCGCGCTTTTGCTCTTTCTCTAAATCACGATAACTAATGAACATCTTGACACCCCCTTTACTTGACAAAACCTTGTGTTCTTTTTAGCTTTCGGGAATGGAGAGGACCATTTTTCGCTCGGTCCTCTCTCGTTTGTAATAAAGTGATCTCGTCAGGCCTGAATGCGAATTTGCACTGACCATGTTGAACCAGGTATACACTGCCGCGACGTTCCTTCACAAAGCCTTTTCCTAGGGATGTGCGAACGAAATCACCCTGTTTCGGCATGCGCATATCCCACATCCCCCTTTAGATTTCTCCGGCGAATATTGTGATATGCCGCATAATAGGTAACGCCGTACATCTCCGCAATCTCATAATAGGAATATCCTTCAGCTTTGAGTTTTCGCATATCAATTGCATCCTCGTCACTGATAAATGCCACTACCTTATCGGGATGTTCACTCTGAAGCTTTTCGAAGGCGGTCTCCGGGAGACATGAGTTTAGGATTGAGACCGCCAGTGCATAGTAGTTGAGGCTTTGGCCGGTGAATGTAGAGTTCATGCGATTCTGACCTTGCTTCCCTCATCTCCCATGTCGATTACGTCGATCTGCTGTGGGAACCTAGCCTTCATGGCCGGGTCATGACTTATCGCAATTACTCTCATGTTTGGGTATCGATGATTCAACCCCTCCAACGCGTCACAGTAGGCTTCTACGCCCTCTGAATCTAAGAATGGGGGTTCGTCAACAAACATCATCCCTAGTTGTATCCCAACCCGTCTGGCCTTCAGATCCGCAAGTGCAAACGCATTCGCCAAGGCGGCTTTAACCTTCTGTCCACCGGACCGATCTTTATAAGGGATATTTCCACGCCAATCTGTGATCCACACTTCGAGGGCATTAACCTCTTTCTTATTGCTCTTTTGGACTCGTTCGGTCCGCATTTCTAACGCCATCTTCCCGCCGGTCATTTGGCCGAGGATTTCATTAGATGTCGCTGATAGTTCTGGAACCACTGACCTAACAATACTAAATGGGATGCCGTCAGGTCCGAACGCTTTGGCCAAGTTTTGATAATGTACTAGGTCTTTAGCAACGGGTTCCATATCAGCGATAAGTTTCCGACGTTCTTCGTCGTCTTTTTCTAGCGTCTCTATTTGAGCCTTTAATGCTCCGACCTTTCCATAGAACTCATTTTGTAGATCCTGTAGGTATTTCAGATTTCTAAGTAACTCTGCGGCATTCGTCTCTGCATCAGTTAACCCAGTTGCCTCGATATTGTTAAGCAGACTCTCCCCTTCTAGCGTTTTTATTTGTTCTTGTTTGGTTTTTATGTCAGCCTCAATGCCCTTGATAATGTCGGCAATAGAGGAAATAAGTTGACGTGCTGCAGGCAGATCTTCTTTGGCTTTTGCCCACGCTAGAAGCTTAGGTAATCGTTCATTCAAGCCAGGTAGCAAGATGAGTTCTGCTTGTAAATCTGTGCCCTCTGAATCAAGTTCGATTAGTCGCGGCATAGCTTGCTCCCTGCGATCCTGAAGTGGCGTTAATTGATCCTGAAGGGTACGAAGCAGTTCTTCTTTGGAGGCGATTTGAGTATATCCTTGGGCCTTAACTTTGAGCGTAGCAACCAAATCTTTAAGTTTCTGATGAGCCATAATGCTATAACCTAGATCAAATTGCTGTCGCCTTAAATCTCCCGCTTTTTCGGCCCTTGGTTCCAGCTCTGCTGACAATTTCTTTATCTCTGCTTCTACTAAAGGTATTTGTGCACTAGCCTGCTGTGCATCAGTTAAAAAAGCGCATTTGGCATTCTTAGGGTCGATACAATTGGAATTGCCCAACATTGCTGCCTTGCTTTGAAGGTCCTCTAGTTGTTGGTTTCTAACTGAAATTAAACTGCCAGTCCTATTTGTATCCTGTTCGATTTCCGTTATTTGGGTTAATAATTCCTGATTAATGATTGATAAATTATCCATGGCTTCTAGGCTAACAATTGCGTTTTGATATTCATTCGCTGATTTTTCTAGGTCACTCCGGTTAGCAGCAAGATAATTTTTGATTCCACCAGCATGGAATTTTAGTTGTTCAATCTGCTTCTCTATTTGCCCATCCTCTTGGAGTAACCGAGCGTGTTCTTTTGCAATCTCAGCAAGCCTGGGTTCCTTCGTCTTGAGTACGGTTATCCGTTCCTTGACCACCTCATATTCCACTGACTTAGCCAAGATCTGTTCTTCGTTTTCTAGTATTTGTTGCGCACGAGTTGCTTGAGTTTGCTTCTCTTGGATATCTGATTGCTTAATTGCGATCTCTCCCGAAAGTACCTTGATTTGTTTTTCCAATTCTTCTGCCTTCTCGGCCTTGCTCTTTAGCGACCGAACCAATTCCTCCGCTATCTTAATCTCAGATTCCTTGGCGGTTATATCTAGTGCAACTTGCTTAAGGTCCGATTCAAATGTCGCCAATTCGCTCATCAGATCAGGCTTCACCTTAAGCTTTTCATTGAGATCCGCTAATTTCGATTGGGATATTGTAAGCTGCTTATTAAGTTCAGTAACCTTTGCTTTGCTTAAATCAACCAGTTGTTCGTAGATGCTCAGCCCGAGAATATTAGCCAGCACTCCCATTCTTTGCTCTTTATCGGCTTCCATGAACAGTCCGTAAGCATCCTGCATAATAAGGGCCGTACATCTAAATGTTGCGCAATCCATTCCTAGAAGTGACTCGATCTTTTCCTGTGTTGCCTTAGCCGTGGTACCTGATCGATCTTCCCACTTGTCACCTAAGTACTCCTGCAGTGCTAATGTGATCTTCCCGCTGCCCTTGATACTACGCATCCGAATTACTCTCCAATTCGTTGCTCCCATACTAAATTCAAAGTTGAGCATTCCATCTGTTTGCCCGTTAGTTATCCAGCTGCCGGTTACTCCAGTACGTGTTTCCTCGTATAGGCAATCTGAGATAGAATCCATGAAAAATGCTGACTTACCGATTCCGTTAGGGCCATTAACTGTGGCAAAGAAGATATCTCGGAAATTGAAGGTTTCTTCCAGATATGACCGATAGTTCTTTACTCCGAGAGATCTTGGCTCAAATACTCCCGAGAGAGTACCGGTTGGCATCTTGGCTGAAATAGTGGCAACGATGGGTTTCGCTAATTCTATGATGGCAGTTGTTTCTTGTGTACTGAATCCTTCGGCTGTTGCCCACGCAAGGAGATTTTCGAGAGGTCCAGATGTTTCAGTAAGTTCCTGCTTAGTTAGAGCTGCAATGATTCGTTCCGGCTTAATTTCTGCAACGTGGAAAGCTCCCTCTTGATAAAGAAATTTTTCTAAAGATTTTCGGTTAAGCTGCTTGTTAAGTTCGTCTGAGCAAGAATAATGAATACGGACAATTTTGTCTTTTAAGTAAGCTGGATTAACTGGCCAGGTACCATTAATAAACTCTTCCACGCCTAAGTCGTTCCATTTTTGAGTCTGGAACTTTCGGGACGGTGTAACTATAAACTCAGATCCTGCATAATACGGCATCTCCGAATACTCATCGCCCTCAATTGTTCCGATCTCGTGCATCCAAAACCCTTTATCTTGCCCTTCCTCATTAAATGTGATCCCATTCACGGGCCCGGGATAAAATATTGGTTTCCCTGCGCAATCTACTTGTTGTGCCCGGTGAATATGCCCCAATGCCACTATGTCAAATGCGCACCCCGCCAAAGCCTCTTTTGGTAAAACAACCTCTGATTGAGTGAATACATGCTGGCCGTTATCCATCTCGCACCCTACGACCGTGTAGTGAGCCATTAATACACTTGGGATTGTCGGGTCAAGCTGTGCGCTTAACCCGTTAACCATATCCCCCAGGAGTTGACTACACATTGCAGATTCCTCTGTTGGTACCATTCCTGGGTGTTTAGCCCGGAAATATCCTTTGTCAAAGCCGGGAATACAGGCGACTTGGAATGGCCCAGAAGCTGTCATAAGCTTAAAGATATTTGGTGTGGTCTCAACGAAGAGGTTTGGTATACGCATATTTTTAATATTCTCAAACGCCCTGAGGTTGTCGTGATTGTCGGTCCCAAAAAGGAGAACTACAGGAGAAATCTTAGCGAGTAAACGTAACCGTTTTGCTGCCTCATCAATTAAGGACAGCATATTATCGCCCCAAAGTTTTGACTTATCGAAGAGATCACCAGCAATTAGAATTGCGTCTGGCCGCTTTCCTTGTGCGTACTCGACCATGAAATCAAAACATCGCAGAGTATCAAGTAGGCGAGCGTTTTGACCGTTTATGACAGGTCCGGAGAGATCCCCAAGATGGATGTCTGCACTGTGTAAAATTATCATCTTTGTCCACCAGCTTTCTGGCACTTAGGACAAAGAACCTTGCCGTATTTACTTTTGGAATAACTAACTATTTTCCCTACGGTCCAAGATCCACTTGATTCGATGATCTCGTCGCATCCGTTACAAGTCACTAAATCTTTCGTCTCCCAAGGTGGGGTATCGTCAATGACTTCTTCTTCACGAGTGGTATCCTCATCCTCAACCATTACTTCCCCAGCAACTCCACCTGCAGGCAATTCTAGGTATTCAGGGGCAACCAGTTGGGGTGCCTCCGATGAAGAACTTCCGAAAAGAGCGTCTTGGCTTGCTGCGTACCGTTGAATAAGGGCCGCCTTAAGGTCGGGGTCTTGAGTGTTTAGTACAACAAGCGCTACGGCAAATGGCTTAGCTAATTCCTGAGCGCTGTATGCGCCCTTAATTCCTAACCCAGCTCTGAGAGCCCGGAGCAACGCTTTGGTTTCACACTGTGCCGCCATATGTTCCTGAGCGCCCTTCTTGACAAGGTAGTCTTCCAAGGCAATCTCTTTCGTAGCGATATACCGACGGTGACCGCCGCTTGGCTCGGGTACCAGGATAGAAACTTGGTAGGCAACATCCTTCTTAGTGTTACATGCCCCGCATTGGGGGGCTAATCGAGTCATTTTTGCAATCTCAGTACATCGTCGGCATGCTTTTGGTAATATTGGTTTACTGTCTTCCATAATGACATTTGCAGCAGTCATTAATTTCAAGCATGCAATCTTTGTGAGCGATAGTCCATTACTACTAGTTTGTTTATAAACCTCACCGTGATCTGGAATAGGGTCAATGCTAACGATATTAACCATAACCTTGTGAAGTGGGCTAATTTGGGTAAGTGTTGCGGGGAAAAGTCGGTTGAATTTCTCAGCCGGGTAATCATTGATAGAAGCAACCGGTAAGTTATCCAATTACGCCACCCCCTTGACCAGTTCCACCAGGGCTAAATTAATTTGCAACTCATACTGCCGATTTCTAAGCGTGGTTTTCGCAGTTTCTAGTGAATCTTCAGCAAAAGCCACCTCTTGACGTTCCGTCGTCGTATACTCACGCAATTGCGCCGCCCGGATTTCGGCATTCTTACCATCAATAGCAAGACCAGGAACTCTACCCATTATTAATCTATCTTCGCAGTCTTGGAGCGCCTTTTTTGCCGATTGCAACCCTTGGATTGTTACAAAAACGGTAGCATTGGCATCTACTATTTCAGCCTTTAAAGCCGTCAGTTCGGCTATTAGTTGTTCACGCATTTGCGTTAACCTCACTTTCAGTTGTATAATCAGGTTGAATGATTTTCTCGTTGGACTCTGTTGGCGCAGGGTCCTTTTCTATTACCTTTTCACCTTTGGTAGCCCATATGGTTACCGCAGCACCTTCGATTGTCCCACCTGCTACGTCACCAAAACTGATATAATCGCCGTGGTCCGTTTCGTAAGGTTGAATCTTGCTTAATTTAAGTTCGGGCATCAATTCGGCCAGTACAGAAAATACATTCTCCCCATGAGCGTGGATCTTTACATTGACATAAAACGTTGGCTTTCCCTCTTTATGGGCAAACATCATTTTTTGGTCTTCAATTCTAACTATGTCGAACTCTGGATGCCGGACCAGGGCTTGAAGTTTTTTACGGGTTGTTTGATTTAACATTAGCGCACTTCCCCTTTCGTGATTCCCCAATTAACACTGTCTATGAATACCGGATTTACCGGTCTCTGACCTACGAATCTACCATCCGTGTAATCTACTAAGATTCCATCATCGTTAACCGTTGTCCGGTCAGGCTTCTCGGTCTCTGTATCCCGCATTGTTCCGCCACTCATAATTAATTCCCAACGTAAGTGATGCCTCTGCTTTTTCTGCCTTAACTGGTAGTTAACCACAGCTCTCTGAATTCGATTCGACTTGAGTAACAACTTGCGGATAATCCTTAACACGCTTGCTCCTCCTTTCGATATACATAGTGCGTTCGCCAAAGTCTTCTACGGAAGGGGTTGTCTCGAAGACCCATATGCCGTCAGTGTCCCGTACTTGGAGCGAATGGCACTCTGGGCAGCGGCGAACGTTAGAACGGCCAGTGAAGGCGATTTCTTGACCGCAAAGGCATTTGGGTTTCATGTACCTCCCTCCCCACTCATTCTCCCTTCAAGGTTAAACGGACCATCTTCCCACACTTAGGACATTTAGTTTGAAATACTAGTGATCCGTGCAAGCTAAACTCTGCTAACTTGCGATTGCACTGAGGGCATCTTATTTGATTCATCCATCTGCACTTCCCTTGCAACCCAGCTTAGTAAGTGCCTTATCGCTGCCACTTCTCTGGCTGGGTCCGGATTAAATGTGCGAATAACAGTTACATTGTCTTCAAACTTGCGACTTTTCCGAGTCGGCTCAGTAATAATCGTGATCGGTTCTGCCATTCATGTCCTCCTTTTTAAACAAGGTTCACTCCTTCATGTCAAATTGCAGTTTTTCAGACTAACCAAATTACACAAAATTTTTTTCTGCCCATAATCGAAGCTCTTGGCTGTGTCTTGTTATCACATCTAAAGCTTCTAAAATCTCATTCAATTTTGGTTTCTCACACTCGGTAATCACTCCGTCAGCTGTAAGATCAATCAGAGTATCTTTGATGTGAGCTATATTGCGGAATGCAGCGAGAACTCTTAGCGTCACTCGGTCCAACTCTGCAATTTCTAATTGGTGTACAGTGCTCTCTCCGATCGGGCATGTGTGTGTACAGTAGTGATTTTTAATCTCCGGCGCGTTGTAAAGGTCGGCCATCAATACAACTTTGTCCACTGGCACAACCTTTGTGTTACCGAGTTCGTAGTCTGCCAGCGATGATACTGAAACTCCCAGCAATTCGGCTGCACCTTCCCTGCTGTTTAACTTATCGTTGTACTTTGCGGCCTCTTTTCTGCAGCGGCAATAGATGTTATCTGCTGCCTTTGTCGGGTTAGTTCCCATTTATTGCGTTTACCTCCTAACGTATGATTGGGGTAGGATTAGATCGCTTACTTCATCTACCCCCCTTCTCTGTGTAAGCTGCAATTCTCACCGTCCCAAATTTGGCATTCACCACGCATACAGTCCCTGTATTCAATGTGAATGATGTTACCTGTCCCTTTGCGAAGCGGTTCAAGAAATGGGCATTTGCGAATTGTCATTTGTGCTACCTCCTTGCTGCCGGTTTCCATTAGTTTCCTAATGACATTGAACCCGATAAAGATTAATCTATTCTTGTAAGACGGGAGCGCCCCTTTGTAATATATGTCTTACAAGAGGGGTAAAAAAAATATTTTCAACCGGTATTCCATAGTGATCAGCAATTGCAGTCATTAACTCGTCGGAAGGTCTTTTAGTATGGCCTTTTTCGATATCAATGATCGTCTGTCTGCTAACGCTTACTGCTTGAGCAAGCTCTTCTTGGGATTCATCACGTTCGCGTCGAATTTTTCTTAACCCGTTTTGCATTAATAATCACCTCCGTTGGTATTATTGTACGTCATGTCTTACACTATGTCAATCATTTCGTACAGAAAAATATTTCCTTTTTGTCAATCGTGCTTTACAATTATAAGTATTAGGAAAGAAATAGGGTGTTGATTATGGATAATGATTTTTCGCATCTAATACGATTGCTTCGCGGGGATGAATCTTTAAGAGATGCGGCACAGCGTGCTGGCATAAGCCACACATATTTAGGTCAATTAGAAGTAGGTATTGATAAAAGGACTGGCAAGGTAATCAACCCTTCCGCCGATACCTTGCAGCGTCTCGCCAAAGCATATAATTATCCATATGAAAAATTACTAGCGTCTGTTGGTTATCTTAATGACTACGACCTTACTCCAACCCTAAAAGAAGAACACCTCGCCTTCTACCGTAAAGTCGGCCAATTGAGTGATAAAAGTATAGCAATGTTGGAGCAGCAAGCAGATAGACTTCTCGAACTAGAAACTCAAGTAATTGAAGATATAAAAGCCGAACGGAAAAAGAAAATAAATCAAAAATAAACAACTACCCATAACGCGGGTAGTTGTTGTGATATATAAAGCTTTCGACAGAAAATGACCAATAAATACAAGTATGCACATATAAACGAAACAGTATCGACATATCTGTTAGAAGTTGGTACCTGCATTGAAAGGAATATCAAATGTGGAACAATGAGGAATTAGTAGCTCAAGCGTTTGTTGAACAATATCTGAAGGAAGAATGTTTTCCCCTTGAATTAGAACGTATAGCACTTGCGGTTGAACAGAAACTTGGTATAAAAGTATTCTTAGAAAGGGTATCTTTTCCTTACGAAGTTAATGCTCATTTAAGAGTAGCTAAGCATGCTGCACTTATATGGGTTAATAAAAACCATTCTATTGTACGTCAAAGATTCTCGGCCGCACATGAATTCGGCCACATTATTATGAAGCACCGCAATGGAATACCGAACCCCGGAAATAATGAGTCAGAGCAAGAATATGAGTCTGCTAATAATTTTGCAGCTGCTTTGCTTATGCCTGCTTGGGATGTGGCTTGCCTTGTGAAAAAATACCCAGATAGTTTAATATTTCTTGCATCTAAAACGGCTCATCATTTCGGCGTTAGCATGGAAGCGGCAGCTCGGCGACTGGCCACGACAGAAGTCATCCCAGGCTTATTTACACTCATCGACCCGAATGTATATCGCACAGAATGGGAGTACCACTCTCCAAGTATCCATCTAGATCACGATGCTTTCCATTATTTCTTGGCTAGACAAATAAAACTACCTTTAAAACGTAGAGAAGAAGATCTAGATATCATGGGCTATCCATTCCGGGTGGAATGCCGGCGTGTATGGGACAAGCTCTTAGTGACATGTTTGCCGTTTACTATGATGCATGCAGTTGCTGAGACGGCCGCGGGGTATGGGCGATAAGGAGGAAATAAAATTTGGCAAGGAGCTTCGTATTAAGACTGGTTACCAATAATAAGCCTTTAGAAAAGTGTGTCGTTCCATCACAATTTGCACTACCCGGCAACAACGGAGGACTAGAAACCCATTATGAACTTTCTCAGCATAACTTCGTAGAAGGAATCGATAGATATACCGCCTATCATGAAATAGAAGTTAAAAAACCCGGAAAAGCAAATGGATCGTTTTTCAATTCATATTATGAACAGCATGATTTTACTTTTTTGCATGATACAAAGCGATCAATTATCAATCTCCGAACTAACAAAGCGGTTGCCAGTAGTTTCGTAAACATATTGGGTCTTGATAAAGACTGGCTCAAAATACCTATTAACTATGTAGCAATGACACCAATACTTCCAGCAATAACTGGAGCTTGGTTTTGTGAGCTTAGACAACAATATGTTCGATCTGCTGGATATTTTGGACAGCATGTTGATAAAAGCGATGAATTTAAAAAGGCCGCTGAGAGCGGCCAAATAAGTGTTCTTTATGTTAACATCGCTTGGCCTACGGGCGGCCCTGAATATCGTGTTGGAATCACTTCCGAAGGTTCTATAATTATGTCAAAGCACTTAGATTTAGAGGAAAAGGAAATTGAGATTGTATCCTATGTCTTTGATACCTTCATTGCTCCTACGCTGGGAGATTAGACAATGTAAGATATTTTTTTGCCGTTGCACCTAATTCATTTAATGTAGCAGTTGATATCGTCAGTTTTTGTTTATAAATCTCAAGCTGGTCTACCCCGTTATTGTTGACCCTAATATTCATATCAGTGATGTTTTGTTGTCCAAGACGACGGATATACAACCCAAAATATGGGTTTATTGCTCCGAAGTATACGGTTAACCAATAGGACTTTTTCTCCATTGCTATGCATGCTTCTAATTCTTCAAGGGCTGGAGTAATTCGCTTATCAATTGTTTTATTTGAACCTCGAAATGTTACGGGGATTTTAGTAAACATTACTTGCAGTGACTGATCTTCAACATAAACTTCCATTGTCAGTTCATCTGCCTTGATCTCTATTCGCTGTTCACTTATCTTTCTAACAATAGCTCTATCTAAAACAGCAACTCTGGACAGAGCAACTTGAACAGCTGGGATTACCGTTGCGTCTAATTTTGGCCCAAAATATCTTACTGTTAAATCCCATTGAGTATCTGGATTTATTATGGAATATTTTACTTTTTGCACAAACAAGTATAGCTTATCTCCTCGACTATATAACATTTGAAATGCAAAAAGAATCCAACCAAGTAGTATTGTTCCGTTTTCCCAAAACCAACTTTTTTTGGAACAAAGCTGAAATAATAATTAGCACGAGGAACAGAGAGCCAAATATAATGTCTATATTCTTTTTCACATTTATTTCCTCCCCTCGCTATTATCTCTAGTTTATTATAATGACCTCTTTCTGTCACTAGAATCTTATCTAAACGTACAAATTATTTGACAAACCTGAATCAATTCTGCTAAACTTGTCCCAAGAGCGCCAGAGCACCAGTGCCTTTTCGCGAAGGGTCAGAGAGCCAGAGCGCCATAAATTATTAGAGGGCCTTCGAGCCCCATATTTCTCTTTTAGAGGAGAAGTGTGGGGTTTTTTGCTTTTTAAGAGCCCAATTGGAGGATAGAGATGTTCAACTTTAATAATCAAAACACAGAATCGCAAGCTGTCTTCTATGGCAGAGTCAGTTCCGAGGATCAGGCGGAGCGTGGCACGATTCAGAACCAAATAGAGTTCAGTGCAAAATATTGTGATCTGCATAAAATTAACATCATCGAAAAATATTTAGACGATGGCGTAACCGGTACACTGCCCCTCGAAGATCGCGGGGATGGACTTAAACTAATAGAAGATGCAAAAGCTGGCAAGTTCAACCTTGTACTTATTTATAAACTGGACCGCCTGGGGAGAACCGCCAGGGTTATTCTTAACGCAATCCACGAGCTCGAAGAATGCGGAGTCAAACTTCGGAGTATGACCGAGCCTTTCGACACCGGAGATCCCAGCGGGAGGTTCCTCGTAACAATCTTGGCCGGTGTAGCGGACCTTGATCGTTCTTCGACCCTTGAACGCTTATGGAATGGTGCAAACCGTGCTGCACGTGAAGGAAAATGGCTTGGAGGCATCGTACCATTTGGGTACCTAAAAGAAGACGCATACCTAGTTCCCTCTGCGGAACCCATGAAGGGATTCTATATGTCCGAGGTAGAAGTCGTTCGCATGGTATATAGCCTTGTAGTTGACCAACGTATGAGTACAAAAAAGATTGCGGACTATCTCAATTCGCTGGGCGTACCCCCTTCTTATGCTAAAGACGGTCGACAGATCAGCAAAGGTAAGCGAAAAGAAAACACAGCAGGCATATGGCGGCCAGGAAGGATCAGGGGAATGATCGTGAACCCAACCTACAAGGGAATCCACGAATACGGTAAACGATCAAAGAAACAACGTGAAATCATTGCTCGTGAGTTTCCTCCAATTGTTGACGTCGATATATGGGAGCAAGCACAAGTAGTTCTTCACGAAAATCAAATTGGTGCCATGCGAAATGCCAAGCGTAAATACTTACTCCGGAACCTGGTTAAGTGTGGCTCCTGTGGACTCAATTATTGCGGGACACATTACACTGGCCCTGGTGGCCTACCAAAGGGTTATTATACCTGCAACGGTAAACTTGCATACAACGGCCCGGAACTCGGTAAATGTAAATCTAAAAATATCCCACAAGCTTGGGTTGAAGATCTCGTTTGGTCCGATATTATTCGTTTTGTTAACGACCCTACCGAAGTCTTGCAAATATTAAAAAAAGACACCGTTGCTACCAAATCTAATATTAATCAGTTCGAGGATGAAAAAGAGATTATTAGTAAAGCGCTGAAACAAAAAGAGGCTGAGAAGCATTCCATTCTCGATCTCTTCAGGAAAAACTTTATTAATTCTATCGATGTAGAACAGCAACTAAAAAAGATCGCTGACGAGGCGATGCAATTAAATAGCCGTTTTATGGAGTTAAGCCAGAATATTAAGGCTGAAGTTGTCATGGAAGATAAATTCGCAGGCATCATAGAATTGCTTAATCAGTTACGCTTAAGGATCCACGATGATCTCCCTTGGGAAGAAAAGAGAGACATCGTTAAGATGCTCGTTCAGAGGGTTGTCGTAAATACGATAAACTCCGGGACAAAACCATCTGCAGCTGTTTCAATCGAATATACTTTCTCCCAAGTTATAAACCACACGGACAAGGGTTCATACTTG